ACGTGCAGCGTGTCAGTAAGAGTCGCATGGTGAGACTGAATGCAGCGAAAAAAGAAATAGCTGAACTCAATGATGATATTGACTGCATCTATTTTCACTACACCTGATTGCAATCTAGGTTAACTATAAAATCAGCTAATCCTTTACATCAGGACTAATACCGGCTAATACCGGACACACTGAAACTAAAATCTAACCAAGGAATTTTTATGAAGAACATTATCAAAATTGCTCTCGTCATGGCTATGGGCAGTATGCTCTCTGGCTGCTTCTTCGGAGAGAAGGTGCAAGTACCACCAGCCTTTGAAGGCAAGGTGCTTACTCAAAATGGTTATCTGCCTGAGGCTTACCCTCCTTCGACATTTCGTCTGGCAAATTGCTGGACTATGTTCGGTGGTGTATGCGATGAGCTTGTGTTGATCGAAAAAAGCGACACCGGCATCAAAGAATCCTTTACGGTATTCATGCCGCGTAACCAGCTTGAAATGACTTTCGATCTGCGCATGACTGCATCAATCGTCGATGGCAAAACCGATGCTATTCTGGCGCGAGTTAAAACATCGCTTGTTGACGGACGAAAAACCGTAACCTTCGAACAAGTTTATAACACATATGCCAAGCCGATCATCCGCGATGCTGTTCGGGCAGTCGTTGCTAAGTATACTATTGATGAAGTTGCTTCGTCTCGTGATGCTGTCAACGAAAAAATCCGTGAACGTCTTACAAAAGTATTGGCGAATACTCCAATCGGTTTCAAAACTGCCGGTTTAGGAAAGGTCAACTACCCCGCTATTATTCTCAAGAAAAAAGAAGAAGCGGAAAATCGTCGGATCGAAATCGAGCAGGAAGCTGCTACCAAGCAGATCATGCTGATCAAACTCCAGACAAAACTGGAAGCCGCAAAAGCCAGTCGCGCAATTCGTCGCGAGAAAGCTCAGGCTGCTGCCGAAGAAAATGAAATCGCTGCTAAATCCATTACTGAAAAGTATTTGCAGTATAAGCGGTTGGAAGTTCTTCACGAGTTGGCTAAATCCGGTGCTACTACGTTCGTACCGTTTGAAGCACTTGGCACGGTTGGTCTTTCCAATAAGGTTCTGAACCGATGAGCATTGAATTTCTCGGACTCAACTTCCTATTAGCCCTCATGAAAATATTTGGGCTGATAGGGGTAGTGATTACCCTCTTCTTAATGGCGATGGCGCGCGCGACGAAACTGAACGCTGTATTGTGCGTGATTGCTTTGATCGTATTGATTGTAGGCTTTACAGCCAAAAATAATGTGCGTATTGTAATCGACGATGGAGTTCGCCCATCACCGGTGATGCAATTGCAGAGCCAAGGCGAGATCAAGAGCCTCGCTCCGTCTCGTCCAACAGATGCACAGCGCGAAGAGCGTAATGCCGAAGAGTATGACTCGACCGGCAAAAATTAAACACAACATGCCTAGATCAAAATGGTTTGGGCATGTCCTCATTCAAAGGCAACAGCATGAACATCACCGACAAAGCCACCATCCATCGTCAAGCAAATGCAATCACTCGCCGTGACGGAATTATTGCCGGGTTGCGCGAAGACCTTGCCCGGCAAGAAGTGGAAATTGATTCCGCAAATGGAATCAACGAAGCTTTGGAAGAAGAGTTAGCGGAAACAAAATGTATTCTTGCTGAAATGAATCAAGAAAAAGAGATCGCCCTTGATAAAGGAAGACGACTCTATCAGCATAACAAAGATTTGTGCAAGGCGCTTAAACCATTCGCGCGCGGGCACATTCTAGTATCGTGTGCAAAATCATATTTAGCAACAGCATGCTGCTCACCTTTTGGAAGACCGGAACATGTACCGCTAATCCCACATTTTGAGGGAAATGCACTTTATTCTTTCGCCGATCTAAAGCATGCATACGCTGTGTACGATGGCGAAATCACATTCGAAAATGGCTGGGAGCCCTTGGCTAAATCCGGCTTCCCTTACAAAGATGAATCCATCAGAGGTACAAGCAATGAGTAGACGGTACAAAATATGTGGACCAACTTCTAGTGGAAATTTCTTTGTTTCTTATCATGTGTGGGGACCGTTCTGGAAAAAGTCTATTATGGATGGCTGGTACTATCCACGGCAATATGACAGTTTTGCTACAGCAGAAATATATCTTAAAACTCAGCGCAAACAAGACGCAGTAATTGATGAGGCAGTTGCAGACGCAAAAATAAAAAAAGCACAACGAAGAAAAGATTACAAATGTCAGGAAATAAAATGAGCAAGCAAACTCTCGGCGTCTTCATCGGACGCTTCCAACCATTTCACGCCGGTCATCTGGAAACAACCAGACAGGCGCTGGAGCTTTTTGATAAAGTGATTATCATTATTGGCTCGGCGGACGTACCGGCAACAACTAAAAATCCTTTGGATATAGAGGCGCGCTCAGCAATTATTACAGCAGCATTCACCACTGAGGAATTAGCACGTATCCACATCACCCGCGCAGACGACCATGACTACCAGCCAGGGCGCTGGATTGAACAGATCAAAATTCTGGTAGAGTGGACTCATTCACCCGACCAGTGGGACATCACGCTGGTAGGACATCACAAAGATGAATCTTCATCTTATCTGGACTGGTTTCCAAATTGGAACTTCTACGAGTCTGAAAATTTCGATGGCATGGGTGCTACGACAATCCGTGATCAGTTTTTCAATGGCAGTTCACAATTTATTTCTCCGAATTTCTTCTGCAACGAAAAACATCGGGCAGAAGTGTTTGATCGGATGACGCCACTGGCAGATATTCTCAGACCGGAATGGTGCCTAATTCACGAATATGAGAGCATTTGGGGTAAAGGGCCTCACAGGACCGCTGACGCGCTTGTCGAGTGCAACGGTCATATCCTACTGATTGAACGCGGCCAAGCGCCCGGCAAAGGTCTTCTGGCGTTTCCCGGAGGCTTTCTGGAAAAAGGCGAGAGATTAATTGATGCTTCTATCCGAGAATTGATGGAAGAGACTAATATTGGTATCACAAAAAGTGAACTAATTGACTCTGCTTCACTTCCAATTGTGTTCGATGCCAAAAATCGCGATCCGCGCAGTTGGAATATCTCTGGGTTGACACATTTCAAAATTACGGCTACGACTTTACCAGACGTACACCCAGCAGACGATGCGGCAAAAACAAGCTGGTATCCAATCACCATGATGCATGGTAAAGGAAAATTATTCTTTGCGGACCACTATCGAATTATTCAGAAACTTCTAAACGTTTAGGAAATAACATGCCAGTCAATAAACAGAATATTGATATCTTGATAGACATCCTAAAAGATGAAGAAGTATTTTTTGATATGGCAGATTATCAAATCTATACATCGCCATCTTCATGCGGAACAGCTTCATGCGGAACAGCTTCCTGCCTATGTGGGCATATTAATTATATATTGAACGGAGGTAAAATGGAACCTCAGGATTGGGGTAGACATAGTACAGCAAATAAGTTCTTGGGAATCTCGGACAGCGAAGGTAGGCTGTTATTTTTACCGGAAGAGAAGGTCATGCCAGACATATATGGCGGCGATCTTTCACTTCAAAGAAAACTGGCGATAAATACATTACTGCATCTTAAAGAGACTGGCGAAGTTAACTGGTCTGATGCTAATCAAAAAATCGGAGCATAACATGACAGCCAATATTATTCTCGACACCGACAGCTACAAGCAAAGTCACCATCTGCAGGACCCACCCGGTACCACGCACAAATCGTTCTACATCACGGCGCGGGGAAACCCGGACACTGATTGTGAAGTTGCATTTCTGGGGCTGCAGCCGTACATCGAAAATATGCGCATCAACGCACAGAATATTGAAGAAGCGCAAGACGTTATTCCGAAGCACATCCCCGGGCTGGAATTCAATTTCGATGGCTGGCAAACAATCCTCAATGAATTCGATGGCTTTCTTCCTATCGCCATTGATGCGCTGCCGGAAGGAACTGTTGTCGAACGTGGTACACCGATGTTGCAGACGCACAACACCGATCCTCGTTTTCCTTGGCTCTGTGGGCATCAGGAAACTCGTATGCTCCGTTCGATCTGGTATCCATCTACGGTTGGTACCAAATCTCGTGGCTACAGGAGATTGATCGAAGAAGCTCTCCGCAAAACAGGTGGCGATGTTGACTCCGCTGTATTCAAGCTCCACGATTTCGGTGCGCGCGGCGTATCATCTCGTGAATCTTCTGCCATCGGCGGCTGGGCGCATCTCACCAGTTTTCAAGGTACGGATACAATGATGGCGCTGCTACATGCTCGCCAATATTACAATTGTGATATGGCTGGATTTTCCATACCGGCGTCCGAACACTCAACAATGGCCTGTTGGGGTGAAGGGCGAGAGGTCGAAGCATACCGTCACATGCTGGAGACTTTTGGTCACACGATGTTTGGCACCGTCTCAGACACATGGGATATTGAAAACGCCTGTACAAATGTTTGGGGCAACACGCTCAGAGATGAAGTTATTGCAATTCTTGGTCAGCTTGTCGTCCGCCCCGACTCTGGCGCAGTAATCCCAATGGTGCTAGATTGTTTGGATCGCCTCGGTGTCCAGTTTGGTATTACCTTCAACAATGATGGCTTCAAAATGCTGCACGATAAAGTGCGGTTGATCCAAGGTGATGGACTTGACGATACTTCTTTACCCCTCCTGATTGGTGCTATTGCTGATGCATTGTGGTCACTCGATAATACTGCATTTGGTATGGGTGGCGGTCTGCTGCAGAAGCACAATCGTGATGATTATAAATGGGCGATGAAATGTAATGCTATCTCATATGGTGATGAGGTCTGGCATGGAGTCAACAAAGAACCAAAATCTGATCCAGGCAAAGCGTCTGCAAAAGGCAGAGCCTGGGTGAGCCAAGAAAATCATGTCTGGTATTCCAGCAGACATCAGCTATTAAGTTTTGAGGAAGATACAAATCCGGTCTTTCCTAATGCGCTCATCACTCATTATGTCAATGGCTTCACAACCATCGACGGTGACATGGAAGCTATTCGTGAAAGGGTTGCTCAAGATGTCAGATAAAACATCAAAAGTACATGTGGTGGATTTCGAAGGATTCCCACACGAAATAGTTGTTCATGTTGCAAACATAACTGTAATGGAAACTCAAACCGTCAGAGGTTTCGCATATGCGCAGATGCTGGCTGAGAAAACGCAAAGAGAAGCTGGCTGGTATGATGGCAAGGAATTCAGCTTCCCTGAAACCACGGCTTTGATCCATTCAGAACTGTCTGAGGCGCTGGAGGCAGATCGTAAAAATCTCATGGATGATAAACTCCCGCACCGTCACGGCATTGAAGGAGAATGGGCAGATGCGTTTATCCGCATGCTGGCTGCTGGAGGTAAACAAGGATACAATCTTGGCGCTACGGTTGTCGAGAAAAACCGGTACAATATGGATCGTGCCGATCACAAAAAAGAAAACCGGGACAAGGCCGGTGGAAAGAGCTACTGATATGTCAAAAATTACACCTGGATCGACCGAAAGAATCTTGCCAGACGCAGAGATGGATCGCATGTATGATTCGATCGGTCGCCCTGCAACTACCAATCAGTTTACCGGTAGAAACCATTTCATCACCGGCGATCAAGCCGAGAAAGATGCACTGGAGAAATCGCCGTACTGGTTTGCTTCCTACAATCTCCTTGACGACCGCACGATGTATCGTGTGAACGGCGAAGGCTTGGAAGCTCTGGCTCTGTACATCCTTGAATTGGATGAACCACATGTTTAAGTTTGCTTCTCTTGGACAATACCTGCACACGAAATACATGCCAGAATTATTAGCACACTGTGCAGACTCACCAAGCCGAGAACTCGACGCCCATATTGCTGCATCGGTGCTGCGATCTGATCCTAATTACGCATCAGAAATGACTAACGATCCAGACATGTATGCTAAGACCAGAGAGAACCCAAAAGATCGCGAGACAAATGATGGGTGCTACGAGGGTGAGTTTTGGACATGCAGTAACCAAGGCACTTTTATTGTACCGGCACCAAAATTCACAACTGATGCCGATGCAGCGCTGGCACTGGTCGAGCGGATGCTCCCAGACAAATCCAGACACCATCGCATAATTTTACAGCGCAGCATGTGGCCGGAAGGCGATTATGGATGCAACTGGCAATGCGTAATTAGAGCGCATGCCGAAGATGGTCAAACGAGATATGGATCAACCATGGGTCTGGCGCTTATGTCAAGCCTGTTCACCTTCTTACTAAAATTGGAGAATGAAAATGAAAAATGAAATAACTCAAATGATGGACACAGTATTCAACTATGGCGTAAATAAAGCGCGGCTTCAAGCTGGCTTGGAAAACAAGACAAATCAAATCAATGACTTCAAGGCTTGCATGCAAATTCTAAAAGACAATCACAACAACGAGATGCAGGTCAGGGGGCAAGAGTTTGATGAGATGTCTAAGCGCATGGTCGCTGACACAGATAAAACTCATACAAAATTGGCAAACGATAACGATGCTCTGGATGATAAAATCCGGCATTTGAAAAACCTACTGATTGAAATTAGTTGCCCAGATGTAAGTAGGACAGCGGCTGTACCCGTAACACTGGCGCGCGAAGGTCTGAGAGAACTTCTCGACGTTGACTATCTTGATTACCGAGCAGAGGCTGTGGAGCCCGAATTAGCAGATGATCAAGATTATGACGACGATCCTAATCCAGGTTATGAAGGTGAAGAAGCGCAAGTACCGCAGAAAAAACAGAGCAAAGCTGAATACTTCGCAGAGAAGAAACGCTTGGCTGATAAAAGCGTATCGCCGACCGGAAAGTAAACCTATAGGTTGACATTCCACGCCTAAAAGTAAACCTATAGTTATACAAATGGAGACGATAATGACACACGAAACCAGACATGTAATGATCGACATCGAAACGCTTGGGACACAACCTGGCTCGGTTATCATTCAAATTGGGGCCAAGCGCTTTGATCCTCGCACCGGCTATGTTTTTGTTAGAGATTTCGAGATGGGCATTGATCCAAATTACCCACCATCGCTCAACGCTATTATTGATGCAGAGACTTTGAAATGGTGGCTGCAGCAAGACCCTAAAGTTCTGGCTAAAGTCATGTCCGGCACTCATAATATTGTCAATGGCATGCGTGGTCTTTCTGAATATTGTTCCGGTTGCACTCATTTTTGGGCTAAGTCACCAGACTTCGACATGGGTCTTCTGGGTTATTTTTATGGAAAGTATTACACATCAACGCCTTGGACATACAAGAATAGAATGGATGTGCGAACTGTGCTTGAAATGGCAGATGTAACACAGCCACCGGCAGTGACTCCACATGACGCCGTGTCCGATTGTGAGGCTCAAATCATAGGAGTGTTGACAGCTTACGAAAAATGCGGTAAGACTGTCGTACTCGCCTAGCAATAGGCACTTCAAACAGTGAGAAAACTTCACACCAACAAAGGAGACGCCCTGATGAAGAGCTAATCCAATCCCAATGAGAAACAAAACACACAGTAGCAAATAATACGAATTAATAAATTGACAGAACCTCGGTACGAGAAATCGCATCGGGGTTTTTGTTTGACTTAACGTCCATAAAGGTGTATGCAGAAGAAAAGGAATCAATATGAAAATAACTCAGCAAGGATCAAGAACAAACGTCACTATGACGTTTTCAAATGGGTACAGCGTCAGTCTGACATCAGGCCACCGTGTAGGCTTGGAAGATTTTGGAATCATCTGGGCTGCATATTGGTCTGCAATCGACACCACCACAATCTCAGTTAATGAGTGGATGTATGATGATGAAGCTACTAAGTTTCTTGATTACATGAGCAAACTGGAGCCAGTCAATAATACTGTTGACAGTAAAGAATATATCGACGCAGACATCATCAAAATTTTTGGAGGCAATGGATGAACATCACCGGCAGACATTTAATCGAATGGGGTTTCAACCCCGGTCCATTGTTTCCTGTTATGTTGGCATATGCCAATCAGCAGACGTACATTGACGAGCGCAGTCTTGAAGGCATCAAAAACTTACTTTTGGCACAGGATGAATTCATTCCTGTACCAAAACTTGAGCTGAAACCTCTCAGCCTTGATCCCCTTGCCAATGTGACTTTCAACATCCTAACAACTGCTGGATGCGAATACGACCTAGATAACCTCTTGGCTGTAGAAAAAATCATGGGCAAACTCATGCGTACTCCGGTCGCCACTCGCGCAACTGTATTACCTGACGCCTGTCCTACTGGACCTAATTCAATGCCGGTTGGCACTGTTGTGGAAAGCCCACACATTCATCCCGGTTGGCACAGTGCCGATATCTGCTGCTCTATGTTCTTGACTGAGTACAAAAACGTAACCCCTGCTATCCTATTGGATGCGGTGAGTGATGCTGTGCATTTCGGCCCCGGTGGTCCAGACAGATATCGCATGACTGATGAATTGTTGGAAGCGTTCATGGGGAATTCATTCCTGAATGATCCACATATGTTGGACCTTGCAAACCGCCATCTTGGCAGTTCTGGCGATGGAAACCATTTTGCCTCGGTTGGCACTATGCAATCTAGCGGCAACACTACTCTTGTAACTCACTCTGGTTCTCGCGGCCCTGGCGCTCGCCTATATAAAATTGGCATGAAGGCAGCTCAGAAATACACCAAGTCTATTTCTCCGGCTACCCATAAATCAAATGCTTGGATTGACTCTGAAAGCGCAGAAGGTATTGAATACTGGAAAGCTCTGCAGATCATGCGCGACTGGACTAAATTGAATCATACTTTGATTCATGCAAGTTCTAGTTATCGCGCTATGGCTAAGGCTAATAATATACGTACTGTTAACCGCTTCTGGAACGAACACAATTTCGTATTCAAGCGCAATGGCATGTTTCTGCATGGCAAAGGTGCGACTCCAGCCTTCGACGGTTGGGCAGATGATGCTAAAATGTTCACCATCATACCATTAAACGCCGCTGAGCCGATTCTAATCACTCGTGGCAGCGACAACCCTGATGCCCTTGGATTCGCTCCACACGGCGCAGGCAGGCTGATTTCACGCGCCCAGCACAAAAGAGACCTAGTAGCCGTTGGTATCTCTGACGCGCAGGCTTTCGAAGAAGAAACTCGTGATATCGATATGAGGTTCTGGTCCGGCGAAGCTGACGTGACTGAGCTACCATCCGCCTATAAAAATGCGTCGATGATCCGTGAAGGTATCAAAAAGTATGAGCTTGCACAGATCGTAGACCAAGTGTTGCCGTATGGATGCATCATGGGTGGTGTGTTCGATTGGCGAAATTATGCTAACGAGCAATTCAGCTAAACAAATTGGAGTTTATAAATGAAAAAACCATCGACAAGAGCTGATGGACTCGCTCGTGATATGATCGAAGGACGCCCAACGCGCCAGAGCAATCCATCTTCCTTGATGGAGTATGTTCGGAGCGGAGGTGACAAAGAACGCCTTGGCGGTGTACTGGATCAGTTAGAGCAAGAGAAATCTGTACAGCCGACAACTGCCAAAATGACGATTGAGAAACTTATTGATTTGTGTAATACCACAAACGAACTTATTGAAGAAGCACTTTACGGCAGTGAAGAAGGCTATGCATGTACACGAACCGATGGCGAAGGAAACATATGCAAAGGTTTATTGGAATATTATCCTGATCATCCAGAGATGGGATGTTCATGCCACATAAACCCACCTTGCTCTTACTGCACCGATCAGCATTTAGAATGCCCGAAATGTGGATGGAAAGAAGAGTCAATTATTCACATTATAAATGATCATGTAGTGTCAGTTAATAAAGACACCGGTGTGCTTACCAGCCATGGTCGGCGCAAGCTGGATAACACAAAAATCGATTATTATATCAACTCCCACAGTAATTCATCTCAGATATGCGAAGGCGTATATCCTAAAGGGACAACACGAGCCGAAGTCTTAAAAAAAGTTGATGGCACTTTTGGGGGAAGATGGGAAAGTTTTGGCAACGGCAAATTTAAATTTATCGCGTACACTGATTAGGAGCATGCCATGAAATATACTATGAAGAAAAAAGAGCCACTAAACACAAAAATATGGCACCGATGGTTTGCATGGCATCCTGTGATCACTCGACAGAATACTATTACATGGCTATCCTTTGTCTGCCGGAAACAAGAGTTCTGGCGTGGCGGTAGATGCTGGCACTATTCAAATACTGATGATTGAGGATTTTGGAGACATAGGTGGGAATCGAACCCACATGTGAAGATTTGCAGTCAACTGCGCTTACCGTTTCCGCCACTATGTCATATTGTTTCTGTCCAGTTACCTGTGTCAGGATCGATAATCTCGACTTTTGTCTGGCGCAGCTGTTTATCAACTTTTGCATCCAGTCCATCGTACAACCCAAGTCTCTTGGCTGTCTCGATCTTATGCCATGCCTTGAATATGCCTGTGGCAGACATGCGCCTGAACGCTTCCATTTTGTTTCTGAGCTGAGACCGATGCTCTTCACAATTACCAACAGCACCAGAATCGATGTGAGTACACCGAACTGCGCTATCAGTTTTGTTACGCTTTTGACCACCTTTGCCGGAACCTCGATAGAAGTCCCAGCGGCAGTCTTTAGCAGTTACAGAAAATAGAAGTTCTTTAGCCATTACGCTGCGCGGACCATAGGATCGGCGCATGAAGCAAAGTCACTAAGACGTTTTGCATTCTTGCGAGCGCGCTTGGCATGTGCCGCATTGATGCGTCCCTGATGCAGCTCGGCATTTTGCGCCGGAGACAAACAGGTGGGGTGAGCATAAATGATTGGAGGTCCGCCCCAGCGAGCAATCTTTTTCAGATGATCTGCAAAGACTGGCAGAAATCTATCTCGAAAACCTTTGCGCTTCTGAACTGAAACGCGAGAGGTATTCACGGCGTCCATCATTGCGGCGAGGAAGCCATTTGAATATGGATTTGTGCGTTGAGGTACGCCAAGTGCAGCTGCTGCGCCGGATGACATAACAGCGTTTTTGAGGGATTTCAGTAGTGACATTTATTTCTCCTGTCGAGGTTAATATTACCCGAACATAGAGTTAATCACTCTTTCTGTCAAGGTTGCTATCGAATGGGATGCAAGTGATATTCACTTCATTGATAAATGGTGGCTTGAAGCGAATCACTTCTGCAGCCACCCTCCGACATATATCCATAGAAGGAAAATTGCGTGGACTGAAATCCTGCTGATATTTGTCGTTGAGCATTAGCCCAGCTTCGCCATAAATCATGCCGACCAGTACAAAGACTGTCATTGTTACGCCTGTCATTTCGATCTCCTTATCATCGCCCTGACACGAGCCAGAACTTTCGGTTTACCAGCAATGCTGATGTGATTTGCGTTCTTCACTACGATAACGGTACCACGATTTAGTGGTCTACCAATGGGATCGTCGGTGATAAAATTGTCTACGAAGCGAGGCACCCTGGAAACCACAGGGGATTTCGGCGCGTCGATGATGGCGAGATAGTCGATCTTGATTCCCTCTGCTGCCAACCGGCGCGAGAGCTTCGCTGCAGCGGTACCACCGAGCGAGTGACCAATGATTATGAGTGGGCGATGGAGTATACCGGCTTCACTTCTTTTTATGATGTCATTGTAGATGCGATTACCGGCATGCCGTGTGTAAACCTTCGCGCCAACTTTTGATGAAAGAGATTTTAACCCATGACCAAAAGAAGAGCCGCCAAGCCCCATGATTGCATATGATGGTTTTGCAGGATTATATTCTGACGTGGTTGTGCAACCAGCCATGAATATGAGAATAAAAATGAGAAGTAGTTTACGCATATCGTCACCTTTTTATGGGAGCGCAGAGGCAGGAACAACAACAAACCCGCCTCCGGCTCAACCTATAGCGAAGTCACAGGGGAATGAACTCCGCTAATAAGGTAACATTTTTTCAAAGAATCTTCAAGAATTCTTTGCTAATATCTTCAAACGTATGTCGATCCACTCCATTAATTGTGGAAGAGTTATGCAACCGGCACCGCCAGCGACAATTTCTCCGCCCCTAAATAGAACGAAACTGGGAGCAAATTTGCAATCATATGTGATCCCAAGGTCTTTGTCTTCATCCAAATCGGAGTATAAAAACAAACACTTATCGCCAATCTTCTTTTCGGCGTTATCAAGAATGATATCAAATTTGTTGCAGGGACCAGCCCATTCAGTCACAAAAGTCAGAAGAATTAAATCATCTGCCTTCTGAGCCTGGAGTAATTTTGCAAATTCATCGCAAAGGACGAATGAGAGTTGATCTGGTTTCTGCATTAAATTCTCCGTGCCCTATATCTAAGCCACTTCTTGCTCGTCGTCAAGCCATGTTTCAGCAAAGATTGAAGGATGGTTAACTCTCATTTCAGAGAGTGGAGGAAAGACGTAGCACCAGATCGGATTGGCATATGATGCTACGCGCCTTCGAGAAGTGACAACATCTTCGAAAGTCTGATTCATATATTTCTTGCACTCTTTAATGAAAGAAGTATGTGGATTAGATCGAGTATTATGTTTCCACCACGCATGCATAACACTGTGGGGCACCAGAGTTTCCTCGTCTTCTGAGAAAACAATCTCATCCAAATCATCGGCGTACTGCGAAGAAGGAAGGGCCTCTCCTTGATAAAGCGCATCGTCCAACCATTTTTCCCAGTGAGGCTTGTTCTGAGAAATCTGTTCGTGGAGCCAAGGAGTGACTGGCGGCTTGAAGAAATAAGCTTTCCACCCTTCTTTCGGCTCAGGCCAATTTGTTAAAATGTGCATGAGTTTACCGTACCCATCTTCATTCAACATTTGATCCATTAGGGCTCCGAAATGTTCTGGATTACCACAAAGAGTTGAGAGGCATTTCAGCACAAAGAAGCGGCGTTCATCTTTGGTCGCTGGAACAACGAAGCCAGCATTTGCCGTGCAAGCAAAACGTCGATAGTTTGGAATTTCCATATCATCGACACCCTTCAATTTGAGAGTGAATGAATTGCTGGTGATTGCATCTTTGAGGTTTGCTTCTACTGTGCGGTCGCCACCCCAGAATGCTTCTGTCATGACAACGAGCAATTTGTTTTCGACGCGCGCATTGAAGTGACCAAACACTGTTTTCATATCGGCGGTTTTCATTCCATATGGATGTAGTAAAATATTTGCAAATATTTCTTCCATGACAATAGATTTACCACAACCTTTATCTCCGTGAATTACGATTGCGCAACCCGGGATACCCTCCGGCACCTGAATGATATGGGCAAACCAAGACATAAAGAAGTCATACCATACATCATTTGAGTGACACATATTTTCATAGATGTGATCAAGCAGCATGTCACAATTGCCATCTTCTTTTTCTTCAACGGCAAATCCGTTCCAAAGATTATAGGTCTTTCCCAGACCGTCAACATCATCTTTCATAATATTTCCTCCGCTTGGATCAAAAACCAGAGACGAATATTCGCGCCGATCTGCCCAGTCAAGCCACACATCTGCAGCATTCTTTTGTATTGTATTGCCTTGAGCAACATCAAATACGTCAAGCATTTTATTGCGGTGACGGATATTAAAATCGTATGGCACCATTGTGGTGATAGAGTTTTTTGCAGGATCGCGCCGATAGGCTTTGTCGTACATTATGATCGTGCGCCCGTTCATAGTGACCATTGCATGACGTTCATTCATGATGCGCAAATTCTGTTTGACTTCTTTGTCGTAACGCTTATCAGCGGTGCCAAATTCTTCCTCGGCCAACTGCTTAATCACATCCTTTACCTGCTTCGCAACAGTCCGCTTACCGAAGCCACTATTATCGGAGATTTGAGACACATGCAGATCATTCATGGCAGAAGATAACTCCAATCCAATCAAGCGCTTAATAGCGTCGATCAGGGCAGCTTCTTTCTTTTCAGGCATGTCAGAAATAAGTGATAGAAAATCCTGATAGTCCTCGGATAGGTTGTCGAATTCGTCTTTTGATACATTCAGATTACCAATTTTTTCTGTGTAGAGACCTGAGTCTTCAATCTCTGTTTCTTCGTCGAGCAAATCAGACAAACTATTTGCCGAGCCAGAGCCATCCAAGCCGGGGACGAATTCCATAAGCTCGTCAAACTCTATGCCCTCGTCATGCAGGAATGAATCCAAATGCATGGAATACTTGTATCCTTTGCAGCTGGTATGCATGCAGTGGATAAAGGCTGTGTCGTATTGTTCCCCGGCGTCAGCTACACAGAATCCAGTCTTGTCATTCGGATCGGAATGCCCACCAATGAAGGTGCATTCAAATGTACCTTTGCCAGCCTTTTCCTCGGAATGCTTGACACCGTAGGTTTCCCAAAATTCATAGGCAAGAAAGTTTTTGCCATGCTTTTTGAGGAAGCCTTCTACGCGCTTGTCATGAAAATCGTAATCGAAATAATCACCCTCTTCATCGCCGCCAGAACTCATCGCTTCTTGATCCAGCCATTCATTGCCGGTCATTTTTATGTAGCCAGATGGGTTGCCATCTTTGATAGACATCAAGTCCAGCAACTCGCCATTAATCAAATGGGATTCAAATGGAGCATCTTCTTTGTGGCGTCCACGATAAAACAACCGAGAGACATCGGTGCAAGAAGCATCAAATTCAATTTTCAGCTGCTGCGCTACCCCGGCGTACTTCTTAGCCCAAATAGCAAAGCCCTCATCTTGTGAGCCAGCGACCTCTCCCGGGAGAAAGGGCTCATACAAAGGGAACACCGCTCGGTATTTATCCATAGGACTATGACTCACAACAGCCACGCGCCCATAGCGAGTCGACTCCAGCGAGACTTCGAATTTGTCAAGAACCCCGGGGTGATATTTTTTCTCTTCAAGCAGATATTTACGCACATCATCAGCGTCGATATCATTCTCATCTTTGTCCAACTTCAATTTCATTTTGATAGTCTTGAGAAGAATATTTTCCTCGGTATTGCCATGCGAGTTGGAAGTGTATACGAGAGCAAATAGATCATTTTCTTTGATCCGTTCAATCATTTTGTCGATGGGAAATCCGTTGTCGATGTCGAGAGATATGAAGTTCATTTCGACCATTGCTTTTTTCAAACGCTGGATGCGATCTTCGGCTAAACACCCCTGTAGAAATGACAGGCCATCCTTCGTCCCTACTTCATGCACAAGGTTGCCAGCAAGGAATTCGAAGAAGGTGAATTCTTGTGTACGCCAATTTTTGTCTTTGGAATTTCGCCCGATAGAAATGGTGACTTTATCCTGCATCCATTCTGGGAACTCATTTGAATTTTTGCCGAAGCCGTGAAAGATTGCGTGATCAATACCTGATGTCATAAAAACCTACTTACGTTCAAAATCTGATACTGGGATATACCACGCAAAATTAACTATGACAAGAAAAAACTTGCAACGGTTTCAACTTTCTTGCTATAAAGTAAGCTGAAATTAAGGATTTATTATGGCTAAAGCATTTACTAACCCCAACTTAGAATGCCTATGCGCGCGCGTCCCAATAGACAAGTCGATGCTGATTGTTACCAAAGAACGCCGCCTCGTTGCAGCGTTCCATAAAGATTGCCCGGAACATGGCTGGAAAGAAACAATCCCTAAGAATGCGGTCGTCATCGTCCGTTAACCATTCTAAGAAAATAACGTTGTATTCTTAGAACATTAATCCTAGATTGAGAGGGAGTTACTACCACTTACTAGGAGTTACTAATGACAATCAAACGTGCAAAAGTTTTGACAGACAAACAATTCAGCAAACTGATGAAGCACCTCGCGGAGGGATTAAACCCAGAGCGCGACCATGTGATGTTTGCTCTCTCATTTAAGTGCGGACTGCGCGCACAGGAGATTGCCGGGTTGAACTGGATTGACGTGACGGACGCCGAGGGGAACATCTACAAGCCGGATACAATGATCGAGTTGCCCCACTCAATTACGAAAGGCTCCGTGACAGAGGGTAAAATCATCATGCACAAGTTGGTATATAACACATTGAAGAATCTGCGCAAAGCAAATTTGTCTGAATTTCTTATGCCAGCGCCACGCTCACCTTCTGGGCGCATGTCCACAAACAACGTGACAGTTTATATGCATGCCGTGTTCAAGAAGCTCGGTTATGTTGGCTGCTCCAGCCACTCCGGGCGGCGCACGTTTGGCACAAAGTTGGCGCGTATTGCCAACAAGCAAGGAGGCTCTTTCGTGGATGTGAAAGATTTACTCCGCCACAAAGACATTCGAACGACACGAGCATATGTTGATTCTAGTGACACGCAGAAGAAGATGATTGCCGCAATATAATTGGTAAACAAAAATAGTTAACATGCTTGACTTAATGGTTGGTTGTGTGCAATATGCGCGCAACCGATTAGGAGTCTATCATGAATTTAGAAGACATGCACATAGCAGACGACCTACACAATGCCAAACTATTGAATCACATAGCAGATGATCGAATTGCGGTAAGAGATTTACTTGATCTGTATATTGGACCAGTCATTGGCTATGGAGTTTCCCGCACTGTCTTTCATGATTTCTTAGATAGCAACTGTGTTCTAAAATACGACCATGATGATCAACATGCGAATGTGCGTGAATGGGCTATATGGGAAGAATTACGAGACGCGCCGAGATATGCAAAATGGTTGGCTCCATGCATGCGGATATCACCATGCGGTAAATGGCTCATCCAGAAAATGACTACGCCAGTTGATAAATGGCCTAAGAAAATTCCCAAATTTATAAACGCCGATACTAAGCGAGGAAACTTTGGCCTTCTCGATGGGCAATTGGTATGCCATGATTATGCTTATTTGAGCGTAATGCGCCACAACGAAAATCTCCTGAAACTAACTGACGTGAAATGGTGGTGAGAATTGAACACGCCGGTGGCGGAAGATATATTGCCTACATATCCCTAGAACAGCGACACGAATTTAAACGCGCTGGCTGGATTTGGGATAGCGTTATCAAAAAATGGACAACAGTAAAAATCAGCCTTGCTGCAGAGTGGGCTGATTTTGCTGTTGGAGATGCGCGTCCACTTCTCCAAGCATATAAAGACGGACTGTCCGGCGCTGTCGCTGACTCCATGGCGCACGATGCCGATATAGGTGTGCCTTCACCCGAAGGTTTAGATTACGCCCCATTCCAACGAGCCGGTATTTCATATGCCCTGCAGCGTAAAGACACACTAATTGCTGATCCACCGGGCACCGGCAAGACCATACAAGCAATCGGGATCAACAACGCAATTGGCGCGCGCAATGTCCTTGTCCTCTGCCCTGCATACTTAAAACTCAATTGGAAAAGAGAATACGAAAGATGGGATACGCATGGGCGCTCCGTGGGGATCGTCACGACAGTTCAGCAGGATAAGCTAGACAAAGATGGCAATGTCATGCGCAAAGAGTCCAAGATTAAAGGGCGTCTTGGTGCAAAAATAAAAGAGACTGTTCTGGTGTATCCAGATACTGACGTTGTGATAATCAATGATGCTCTCATGGAACGATGCCAGCAATACATCAAGAATAAGATGTGGGATTCATTTATCGCAGATGAGTGCGAGGCATACAAAAATCCAAAAGCAGCAAGATCGCAGCAGGTATGGGGTGGAGGTTATGGAAAGAAGCGCATACCTCCAGTTGCATCCAAGCGGCGCACATTTTTGACCGGCACACCACTTAATAAAAATCCTTTAGACATGTGGGTATACTGCAAGCATTTTGATCCGAGAGGCCTCGGTTCGAACTGGCGCACATATATGTTCAGATATTGCGATGCCTACGAAAGTGACTTTGGCCTTGACGTAACTGGATCATCAAATCTTGAAGAATTGAACTTCAAGATGAGAGAAGCCTTCATGGTGCGCCGGGACAAAATCGACATCATGCATGAGCTGCCACCGAAGCGCAGAGAGATTATCATGTTAGCCGATGATGGCATTCTTGATAAGGTCAACCGAGAAGTGAATAAAATTGCCGACCTTCTTGATGAGTTCAAGGAGATGGTTGGAGCAATCGATTTAGATGATCAGCAAGAGACACTTGACGCTATGCTGACATTATTCCCGGAAGACTTGGAAGGTAAAAGCTACGCCGAAATAGCTGGGCTTATGACCAACAAGCAAGCTGCAGCGTTTGACGAAATATCACTTGTTAGAAAAGCCCTGGCTGTCGCGAAAGTACCGATGGTCAAGGAGCATGTGAGCAAATTGGTTGAGTTCGGCGAGAAAGTAATCGTCTTTGCGCATCACAATGATGTGGCCGATGCATTGAGAAAACACTTCCCTGACTTCGCATTTATTTCCGGCAAAGTACCAGCAATGAAACGCCAAGCACAAGTGGACAGACTTCAAGACGATCCAGATTGCCCGGGCATAATCTGCACAATTGGCTCCGGTGGCGTAGGGTTTACAATGACCGCCGCGCGTTATGTGGTGTTCTCAGAAATGACTTGGCTCCCTACACAAATGGAGCAAGCAGAGGATAGGGCATGGCGCTGGGGACAGGATAATAATGTTGTTGCTCAATACCTTGTAGTGAATGGTTCGCTCGACGCAAGGTTCATGGAATTACTAGTAGAACGCATGGATATTATCGAGAGAGCGTTGTCAGCTAAAAAAGCTAAGAAGGGTTGACACTGGTTAACAGAAATAGTAAATAGAGATGATTAATGTCAGACGGAAGGTTTTCAAATGACAAAGAGTATCGACACAAGATTGAATTTTCGCACAGTAACGCAACTCATCGAATTAGATGAATTTGATGTCACAAAGGTCAGTATTTTAGACATAGCAGAAGGCCTCTGCAAAGCCAACCGATACTCAGGTCAATATGAAGGCGACCATATGTGTTCTGTCGCACAACATTCCGTTCATGTCTCTATGATGATCGAGCAGGAGATGTCCGATCCACGCGCTGGGTCTTTCCATACCGCCGATTACGAACGTAAACACATCGACTGCATGGCGATGATGGGCTTGATCCACGATGGGTCCGAAGCTTACATGGGCGACATGGCAACGCCTTTCAAAAAGAAAATGCCGGACTTTCAAATCATTGAAGAACAATTTCAAAACGCAATCTACGAAAGATATCTCGGCAAGGTGCTGACTGAGGAAGAAGAAAATCTTCTCAAGTTGTATGATTTCCGAGTGTTTAATATGGAGTGCCGTGCGCTCATGCGTCCGTGCGTTGATGATCAAAACATCATTGGAACAATGTTCGCCGGTGAAACATTCGAAACAACTTTCGGTCATCGTGTTGCCTGGTGGGATATCCCGCTCGCTCGCACCAGATTTCTCGAACGGTATGTTGATCTATCAAACCGTTTAAACATTCTGGCGGACGCAGCATAATGTCACAAATTCCTAATACAGACCCAGCAATGTCGAAGTCCAATTTCGACCGCATCGACAATGACTTTTATCCAACGCCAAGTTGGATAACTAAGAATGCTATTATGATCATGGAAGATGAAATGATCCTGCGCTCCGATGATTTGATTTGGGAATGTGCAGACGGTCAAGGGCATATATCCGATGTGTTTAAGAAGCACGGATACAATGTGCTTCAAACAGACTTAAACCCTCAATTAGAAGGCGTTGCTACTTCTGACTTTCTGAAAGAATATAAGACGTATCACTCAGGCATGATTTTTACCAATCCACCCTACGGACCGCTTGCGGAGGAATTCATCCGGCATGCGTTGAAATTGATGAAGGGCTGTCAAGGTAAAGTGGGAATGATACTCAGGAATGAATTTGATTGTGGCAAAAACCGTATGGATATTTTCTCGCATCATCCGGCATTTCGTGCTAAAATAGTTCTCACGACTCGCCCAAGATGGATCGAAGGCACTACAGGTAGCCCTCGCCACAACTTCTCAATATTCATTTGGGATTGGGCGCACACAGGCCCAGCAGAATTATTTTACATGAACAAAAATTCAGACTTAAACTAGCAGGACTCTCCCCAATGACCAAGAAAAACAAAAAGACACCACAGTACGATTTTGCCAACATGACATACGGAGAGTTTCAAGACCTCTATGAAAAATATGGTTCGGAGCGCAAGACGGTGAAAGCCCTCGGCATCAAACGCACCACTCTCCAGAACTATAAAAAATCAGCATACAAAAGAATGTTCACGGCACAGCGCATGGAAGATGCCACAATCATCTTGCCGACCGATCAGGTCCAGGTTTTTATCCTCTCCGCCGCGCAAGACTCTTCAAAAGTCCACAAAGGTTTCTTGAAAAACATCGAAGCGTATGCCCAGCACCGCAACGCTGAAATCATGATCGCTGGTTACACCTACAACAAATCAATGTTCGAGGATCATTCAAAAGCTGCTGGCGTTTATGAAAGCTGCCTTGGACCATACCTGATTTCAGATCGCGTGATGTTCGGTGAAGACCTGATGTTCTGCGCCGAGGTGAACACGCTGCCAACGGCTGTCAATCCACTATCTGGCATGGCTACATATACCGGTCAGGCATCTGGAGTGTTCCCACATGCAAAGTATCATCTGGATTCAATCCCCGTTGACAAAGAATCTAATACCAAGATCATCCAGACCACCGGCACCATGACGTACCCGAATTATGTGCAGAAGAAAGCCGGTCAGAAAGCCGAACACTATCACGAAATTGGTGCCTCGGTTGTCGAGCTACTTCCTGATGGTCGTTTCTTCGTGCGCCACATTGCTGCTGGCAAGAACGGTGATTTCCAAGACCTTGGCTACAAAGTTGAATCTGGCAAGGTCACCGAAGGGCATCGCGTTATGGCGGTCACTTGGGGTGACATTCACCACGAGAAGAAAGACGATGTGATCAATTATGCATGTTGGGGCGTAGGACCTGATATTGGTTCTCCTTACCTCACCATGGCAGACGAACTGCGCCCTGAATTCAGTTTCATTCACGACATCATCGACTTCAAACCGCGCAACCACCACAACATCAAAGACCCTCATTTCATGTACGAGATGCACATCAGGGGTGAAGCGAACGTCGAAGATACTCTGGCAGAGGCAGCGGATTTCCTCCACAGCATTTGTCACCCAGATACGAAGACCGTTGTTGTCCAATCAAATCACGATCTGGCACTGATGACCTGGCTGAAAACTGCCGACTACCGGATCGATCCAGAGAATGCCGAGTTCTTCTTGCGCACCCAAGCAGAGGTGTATTCTGCCATCAAAGCCAACAACAAAGATTTCCAAGTATTGGCTTGGGCATTCTACCGGTCTTGTGCTGATCTGAATGTAAAATGGTTGGTCGAAGATGAATCATTCACCATTGCCAATGGCATCCAATGTGGTTGCCATGGACATCTTGGAGCCAATGGTTCTAGAGGTAACCCTATGCAGTTCTCTCGTACTGGCCGCCGAAGTAATACTGCACATACCCACTCAGCTACTGTTAGAGATGGCGCATGGGTAGCCGGTGTATCTGGCTCTTTAGATATGGGTTATAACAAAGGTTTATCTAGCTGGTCTCATTCTCACATTATTACTTTGCAAACAGGTAAGCGGCAAATGGTTACACAGTATCCAGACGGTCTTTGGTGCGCCGATGCACTGCAAGACGCATTACAAACAGATTGGCCTCAGTATGGATAGATTATTTAAATTATTCTCTTTCGAAAAGAAGCCAGAACCAGAAGTTTTCGTTAGAAGGCTCGGTGTTATTCTGGTAATCCCTAACTATTCTATGGTTAGTACAGCCGCACGTTTTTGGAAAAGCAACGGTAACAACAGAGGTTTTTTCCGTGTTGTAACTCCTCGCACATCAGTGATTGGATTGAGAGCAGATGTAATAATCAATCTGGCTCAGAAAACTGAAAGAAACAAAGACTGGTTTCGCTATGATCTAGCAACGAGACTTGCCCCTAATGGATTATTTTTGGACCTAGCATAATGGCAAAACGCGAACTGCAGACTCTGATCTTCGATATCGAAAGTGATGGTCTGCTCCCGACAATGACGAAAATCCACTGCTTAGCTATCCGCGAGTATGAGACTGGACAGGTGTGGCGTTTTCGTAAAAACAAAAAAGAAGATACCATCGCAAAAGGTATCACCATGCTCCAGAAAGCCAAAGTGCTTGTTGGGCAGAACATCATTGATTTTGATATCCCAGCCATTCAATTAGTTTTTCCAGACTTTGATCCTGTTGGATTAATCGAAGACACACTGGTTTATGTACGGTTGCTTTTTGCCAATCAGAAAGACAAAGATTTTGAACCATGGCGCAGAGGTAAACACCCCGGCAACTTAATTGGTCACCAGTCGTTGGATGCATGGGGCCATCGCCTTGGGCTGCACAAAGGTGATTACAAAAAAGAGATGGAAGCAAAAGCTAAAGCTCTTGGGCTCACTGACAAAGAGGAAATCAGTTTCTTTGTTTGGGGTGAGTGGAATCAGAATATGGACGATTATTGCCTCGGCGACATTGATGTCAATACGAAACTATGGACGCATTGTCTTGCGCAAAGATTCCCACAAGGACCAATTGATTTTGAGCATGAGTTTCACGAATTTGCGTGTAAGCTATCTGCTGACGGTTTCCCATTTGACATTGCGCGTGCCAAAGTCTTGGCAGAGGAATTGATTGCTGATTCTGACGTACTTGTTGAGCAAGCAAAAGAATTTTATGGAAGATGGTTTGCCCCGGGCAGAAAACACATAATTGAAATGCTCTGGGACGATCCTGACGGAAAGAACGCCAAGAAGACATATGAAAAACCTCGCACCGAATATGGTGAAGACAGGTCCCGTTCGATCTGGGCAGAGGTTGACGTATCAAAACGCACAACAGCGTACAAATCCCTTTACACCAAGCGCACAAATAAAAAGACCGGCGTGGAAAAAGTCACTATGAACTATGACAAGTTCGAGGACGCATTTGTTTCTAAGGTACAGATCAAAGATTTCAAACCAACATCTCGCCAAATGATTGTGGATCGCTTCACAACTATTTATGGATGGGAGCCGAAAGAATTTACCGATGGCGGCGCTCCATCTGTCAATGATGATGTGTTACAAAATCTGATCGGTATAATCCCAATGGCAGAAGAGCTGGCGGAAATTTTCTACCTATCAAAACGTGTGGGTATGATTGCCACCGGACCAAATGCTTGGCTCAATCAAGTGGGAGAAGATGGGGCGATCCACCATAGATTGAATGGGGGTGGAACTATTTCCGGGCGTTGTTCTCACTCATTCCCAAATGTTGGGCAGGTACCAAAAGTCAAGCTTGCTAAAGTCTTTGATGTGAACGGAGAGGTAAACACAAAATTCATTTCCGGCGATGGCACTATATCTCCACTCGTCTTTGATGCTGATGGTGAATATAAGAAGAATGCTATCTTAACTGGACGCAACGGTGATCATGGCTGGGACTGCCGCCGACTATTCTATACGCCACCTGGCTGGGTGCAGGTAGGCTGCGATCTGTCTGGTATCGAATTGCGCTGCTTGGCATCACTAGCTGCACCCTATGACAATGGCTATTTGATTGACCAAATATTGAATGGGGATATTCACACTGCGAATCAACACGCTGCCGGATTGCCAACCCGGGACATGGCTAAGACATTTATTTACGCTCTGGTGTACGGCGCTGGCGATGTGAAGATTGGATCGATTGTTGATCCACTCGCCGACGAAGAAACACAAAGAGCAAGAGGCAAGGAACTAAAAGAAAGCTTCTTTAGCAAGCTGCCCGGACTTGCCGCTGCTGTGAAAATGATTAAACGTGAAGCCAAACGAGGCTGGATCGAAGGACTTGACGGTCGCCGATTATTTGTCCGCTCACCTCACTCAGCACTAAATCTTAGACTGCAATCTGATGGAGCCGTACTAGCAAAACGGTGGACCTTGATTGCCATCGACAAACTGCTCGACGCTGGACATCAATGGGGTTGGGATGGCGATTTTGTATTCATGGCATTCGTACACGATGAACACCAAACAGCTGTGAAACCACACCTGAGAGATTACATGAAAGAACTGATGGTGCAATCAGCAAAAGAAGCTGGAGAATTCTATAATTTCGGAATGGAAGTGGCTGCAGAGTCAAAACACGGCATAAATTGGAGCGAATGTCACTAATTTATCCATTTGCCTGTTGACATCTGTTAACTATTAATGTTAAACACCCTTATTAACCTTTTAAGGCTTGAATATGACGCAAAAATCTTATCTAGTTTTCGATACGGAGACAACAGGTGCAGCATGTAAAGACGATTTTACATACGAAGGCGCAGACGCTCCAGTTCAATTCTATGGTGGGCTATTCATTCCGCCAAAAGACCTATCGGAATGGTTTAAGATCGATGGAAAAAATTTGATCCCAACCGGTGAGATGCGCGCGCAGCAAGAATTCAATATGCTGATCTGCGTACACAAAGGTAAGAAAGTACATCCAGGCGCTCTAAAAGTACACGGCATCACTGACGAGGTTGCCAACAAGTATGGCATGAGTACGTCAAATGCTGCCCACATTATTTCTGACATGATCAATGTCGCAGATGTCGCAGTCGCACATAATATTGATTTCGACCGGCGCATTATTAATCACCTGATGTACCGCGAAGGTTTAATCAACGGCGAAGATTTTAAAGTAGGCATATGGGAAGATACTGAGATGTATTGCACCATGCGCAGCCTCGAAAATGTCTGCAAAATCCCCGGAAGAAATGGTTATAAATGGCCTAAGCTTATCGAAGCATATCGCCACTTTTTCAACAAAGACTTTGAAGGTGATGCTCACGATGCATCTGCCGACTCAATCGCCTGTGCAGAGATTTTCTTTGCCAAAATGTTCTTGGAGCAACAAGATGGTTCAGCTTAATTTTGAAGATATGTTCGACAGCTATGTTGCAAGTAATCAAAAAACATGGGCGCATGATCGCTCTAAAACAATCGGTGCATCTGAAATGTTTGCTTGCATCCGCAAAGTAGGCTTGGACAAACGCGCCGAAGAATTCGGCTACGAAGTTGATGAAGGGCACGAAGATAATTGGGGTGCCATGGAACGTGGTAATTTGATAGAAGATCATTGGGTTGTGCCAGTTCTCGATCATGCTCTTCCACAGGGTGTTGGCTTTCTATTTGCTGGCGATGATCAAAAAACATTCATTGATGGGATCGTGTCGGCAACACCAGATGGACTATTGGTCGATCTGAAAAAAGATGCTCTGGCGCATTACGGCATTGACGATATAAAATCAGATTGTGTTGGTTTTGAAATCAAATCAATTGATCCTCGCGTCACGCTTTCAGATGCAAAATTGATCCACAGTGGTCAGGCCCAGATGCAGATGGACTTGGTGCGTAAAAACACAGAGTTCAAGCCGAACTTCACAATCATCCTATATGTGGATGCGTCTTTTTTGAACGACATGAAAGTGTTCATCGTTGAGTACGATCCAAATATTCCAAAAGCCGGAAGACAGCGCGCAGAGAAAATCTTCAACGTGGAGTCACTTGCCGAGCTACAACCAGAAGGTAAATTGGGGAACGACTGCCAGTATTGTAAATGGAGGTATGCTTGCGCCGACATCAGCGGAGATGCCATCCCAACAGAAACCAAAGCGCACGATGTTGATCCAGAACTTATGGATCGCATTGCTGATCTGGTTGATAAAGAGCGCCAAGCTGCCGAGTATGAAAAAGGTGCAAAAGAAGATAAAGAGTTGCTGCGAGCAAATATTAAGCAAGCCCTCATAGAAGCTGATGTGCGAATCTTGGGTGACGAACGATTTAAAGTCACATGGACCATGCAGAAAGGCCGCACGACTTTTGATAAAGCAGCAGCTATTGCAGCCGGTCTCGAACTAGATGGTTTTTCAAAAACCGGACCAGGTTTCGAAAAAATGACGATCAAAAAACTTTAAGGAAGCAACATGTTTGGAATAGTGAATGTGCAATGTCAGATGTTTTGGCTAGACAAAGACTGTTCCTATACTGAAAGCTTCGACAAAAAATTAGGGCTTATGGATATCTGGTTGTTTATCGGTCCCCTACTAATTCAAATAACCAGAAAAATGAGCATTGAACAATTTAATGCCACAACCGATCAGGAGTAAAATATGACCGGAAAAGAAGTAAGTACAATCGTATCAGCAGAAGACGCAGGTAGCGCGCTACTCGCCTCTCTGAATCAAGGCGTAAATCCATGGGCTGACATGCTCAAAGATTTGGGCGATTTCTTTGGTGCCTTCATGAAGCTCAGTGGCCAGACCGGTGAGATCACATACAAAGATGGCGAAAAAGAAATCGATATCGAAACACCGGCTCGATTTTGGGTGAACGTTCCTTCAATGACCTACGGCTACAATTGCTGGGTTGGTGGTGAACGTGTTGACTCTGAATCCGACCTCTGGGTTAACAAGCACACGCTGAAATCCAAAAAAGAGCTTGCGGACCACGGCCCGTATGACGAAGAAGAAAATGAAGGCTGGCAGGAATTTTACGGTCTGCATCTGATTCATGAAAATGAAGATGGCGAAGATGTGAAACTTTCCTACAACGCAGCAAGCGGAAGTGCCAAGCGCGCAGTCCGCATGTTCATGAAGTCCTATGCTGAACAAGTTCGTCAGCAAATGACCGAAGGCGGCGAATTGCCGGTACCGTGCATTGAGATTACGGTGACGAAATTCAAAACCAAAGCGAAGAAAATTATCTTCCCTCCTAACTTTGAAATTGTCAATTGGGCAGATGCATCTGAATTTGCCGAAGACTTTGCAATGGGTCAGGACGACGACGATAATTACGAAGAAGATGATCGCACCGAAGCCAGTGGCAGCGGAGAGGATGATTCTTCGAACTACGACCAAAATGAAAACGATGATGTAACTGACATCGATCCTGATACCGGTGAGCCGGTTGATGAATCCAAAGGTGAAAAAGAAGCAGAGAAACCTGCCGAAAAACCTAAGGGTCGTGGACGTGGCGGACGTGCTTCAACAAAGGCTAAATCAACCTCGAAGCACGAGGGTCCTCAAGATGAGGCTCCGAAAGAAAAACCTAAGGCGTCACGCGGTCGCGGACGCGGACGTGGTAAAGCGAAGTAATTAATCGCTCTACATATGAAAAAGTTTCGGGCTGCGATAGTGTGGCCCGAAACATCTTCAAGCTTAGGAATATTATGACCGACATCACTTTATCAGATATGCAATGGGACGCAGTGAAGGCCGCAAAAAAATGGTTCGACGTATCTATCCCGGGTAAGTCTGATTCATTCTATTTAGCCGGACTTGCTGGATCAGGTAAGAGTACAGTTCTCCCTGACATAGTAGACTACCTCGGCATTGATCCGACCGATGTAGAATTTCTTGCACCCACCGGGCGCGCGGCGCGAGTTATGACAAAGAAATTACGAGTACAGTTCGGGCGCACCGCACTGGCAACAACAATTCACAAATCAATTTACATCCCGAGCCATACAGAAGTTGATAGGCTCTTAAAATTGGTCGAGCAGCTGCAACATTACATCATCAACGAGCCAGGCGCAGAACTAAAGCAGCCGATTGCTGGTACACTTTTACCTGACGTAGCTCTGGCAGCAATAAGTAAGCGGCTGGACTCTGCCTACGGAGATGATCAACATTCTATGCCTCACTTCATGGTCAACATGGAGAGCAAGCTGAGAGAACGCCGCCTCATTATCTGTGACGAAGCGTCAATGGTTGGTTCTCGTGTCGCTGCCGATTTGAAGAGTTTTGGTATCCCGATCCTTGCTCTGGGTGATCCCGGGCAGTTGCCTCCAGTGAGAGATACTGCTGGATTATCTGATGGTGAGCCAGATTTCTTTCTATCCGAAATACACCGGCAAGCAGCCGACAATCCAATCATCAGAATAGCCCACCAATTACGCAAAGGCATCTATCCACAATATGGACATTATGATGGGCTCGTGCATGTTGTGACGCCGCAAGACGACGAATGGACCGTAAACCCAGATTATAATGGTCAGGTGATTGCCGGTACCCACAAGAAACGTTTCATTCTGACGGATAAAATTCGTAAGTCTATGGGATTTACATCTGATGGTCCAATGGAAGATGAACTGTTGATCGTCAAGAAGAATTCAAAACGCCATCCCGATCTTGTAAATGGTACGCCGGTCTGGTGTACGAAAAGCTCTGGTGCTGATGAAGATGGCTCACTGACATCTGGCTACTCAACTATGGATTTGTCTATCGAAGATGAAGACACAGGATTGAAATATGATGTCACTGCCGTTCAGGGATTATTCGAGGAACAACAGTTTCACAAAAAAGGCAAGCATACATGCAGCGGTCAGGCAAATCATTTTGCTAAAGTGAAACATGAACACGTCGAGTTTGGTTGGGTGATCACCGGTCATTCATCACAGGGATCACAGTGGGAAAATGTAATCGTACATGACGAGAGTCAGGTATTCCGTGAAGCTGCGCACAAGTGGGCTTATACCTGCTGCACACGCGCCGAAAAAGAACTCGTTTGGGTTATGAGATAGGAGAATTCTATGACTAAGATTATTGCAATTTGCGGATTCAAAGGTTCAGGCAAAGATGAGGTAGCCAAGCGCCTTCCTGATGCATATGTGAATTTAAAGTTTGCCGGACCATTGAAAGATATGATCCGTGTTCTCTTTGAAGCTCAGGGAATGTCCGGCGTAGAGCTGGAGCGATATATCGAAGGAGATATGAAGGAAATACCATCCGAGTATCTGAATGGCAAGACATCGCGCGAAGCCCAACAAACCATTGGAACTGAATGGGGTCGCGATTTGATATCTCCGACACTCTGGGCTGACATTTTGGAGCGTAGTTGCGAGCATCACGATTTCGTTGTCGTCACTGACATGCGCTTTCCGAATGAATTTGAACTGATGGAACGCTTGGGCGCAATAACGGTCAGGGTCGAGCGCGCCGGGCAAAACAGCAATGAATTTTCTGATCACCCATCAGAGAGATATATCAGCACATTCGATGTCGGATACGTCATTGACAATGATGGGTCTTTGGATGATCTCGACAAGAAAGTCAGCGAGCTGCTGACTGATGTTCAACGCGAAGAAGACTTCGCTAACGGCGGGAATTACAACTAATATGACCATTACAGCCAAAGTAATTGCACACTCAACCCATCCCGGTTGCCCGGACATCATTACGATGGAGCTTTCATATAATCGCTTCATCCACGCAGAATTCATGACTCATCGTGAGTTCTCACGCAACGCCTCATCATCGCGCGCCATTCCAGCTGCTCGTCAGCTGCAGATGATTCTTGATGATACTGCTAAACCAGAAGTGTGGGGATCGAACAAACCTGGCATGCAGGCTGGCGCTGAGTTGACTGGAATGAAACTTTGGGCTGCAAAGAAATTGTGGGGCATGGCTGCGCGGATCAATGTTGGGCTGGCGCGAGCAATGAATCGTCTCGGCGTACATAAGCAGATCGTCAACCGTATCTGCGAACCATATGCTCACATCAAGGTGGTGGTTACATCTACCAACTGGTCGAACTTCTTGGCTCTTAGAGACCACCCGGACGCCCAGCCTGAGATCGCAATCTTGGCGCGCGCCATTCGCAGCGCTTTGGAAGCGCCACATGAGATATTGAAGCTGACACAATATGGCTGGCATCTCCCATATGTTACTGATGCTGATTTCCAACTCATTAATAATTACATCTTACATGTCAATGAACATGGTGGAAGTACAGTAACTGACACACCCCTAACTATTGCTTTAAGAATTTCTGTAGCTAGATGCGCTCGCGTCAGTTATTTTGTTTTTGGAGACTCTAATATGCTACCAACTGTTGAGTCAGACCTTGCACTTTATTTTAAGTTGGTTGGTGGCTATCCTCTGCACGCAAGCCCGGCAGAGCATCAGGCAAGTCCGATACCACCATTATTCCAAAAAGCCAATGGTGGTGTTGATGTGACTGGAAATCTTCGCGGATGGAAACAGTATCGCAAAACCTTGATAGGTGAATCCGTGCTTGATCCAGAACAGTGGAAGCAAGACAAATTCACAAATTTCGCACACAACCCAGCAGAATAAATTTTTATGACCACAGAAAATCAAGAGGCGGTCGAACCGTCCAAAGAAGAATTACAGGAACTACGCGACGAGGGGCTTACCCGCGACGAGATAGCTGCGATCTATGAGACTTCAACATCTCAGGTAAAACGATGGTTGGCGGATTACAAGATCGTGAAAACCATTACTCAGCCAAATATGAATCTGATACCGGCTGCAACCGAGAATCTTAATTGGGATGCTGGGATGCCGGTGATGGAGAGATGCAAATTTCGTCTCGGTGAGCGCATGACAGAAGATAGCAGAGGATACCGCCTTGACGGTCGCCCTACATCTTCCAAAGATTTGATATTAGCTGCTGGTCTACCCCTCGCAGACCGCGCACTGAGTTAGAGCTCTATTGAGTTCTTGAGATAAACTAGTGCTTCGCTGATAATAGAGGGTCTTCACTTTTCTTTCCCACGCATAAATTAACAGTTCATGAATATCTTTGACCGGCGTATCTGGATGGATCATCAGATTGATTGATTGCGACTGATCAATATAAGGGGCACGGTCGGCGGCTTGATCAATGATCGACATTTGCGACACTTCACCGAATGTTTTGAACACATCTTTCTCATCTTGAGAGAGGAAGTGCAAATGTGACACCGATCCACCATTCATCAAAATCGATTTCCAAGTAGGTGCCGTGTTCCAGCCTTTGCTTTCCAACAGAGCTTCCAAGAACTCGTTTTTTATAGGGAAATTGCCCTTGGCGAGCTTTTCGGTGTAATAATTGGAGTTTCTGGGCTCGATAGACTTTGAAACCTTACCAAGGATGAACGAGGATGAGGTTGTAGGGGCAAGAGCCATTCTGGTAGCATTGCGGTAGCCGTAACCCTCTAAAACCTCTGGTTCACCAAATGAGAGGGCCAATTCTCTGCTCGCCTCTGCAGATTGCTCATTCAGCTGTATAAAGATGGTTTTGTTCAGAGCCCGGGCATATAGTCCGTCGAAAGCAAGCATATTGCTCTGCAGGTAAGAATGCCAGCCGAGCACACCAAGACCGACCGATCGGTGACGCTTTGCAAACCGGTGAGCGCAATCCATAAGGGGCACGCCCTCGGTTTTTTGAATGTACTCTTCCATCACGCTGTCCAGAAAATACATCATATTTCGGACAAGGTTGGTTTCTTTCCAATCGTCATAATAAAGGAGGTTCACCGAGGACAGGCAGCACACAAATGATTCGTCTTTACTGGAAGGCAGGGCAACTTCTGCGCACAGATTGGAAGCCCATATTTTCATTCCATGATCACGATACCATTGCGGCGCGCCATTGTTCACGGTGTCTGTCCAGAATAGATAAGGATAGCCGGTCATGCTCCGTTTCTTTAGAATGCGCAACCAAACTTTTCTTTTATCATCGTCACCGGCAATCATTGCTTCCATCCACGCATCCGTGATGGTCACGCCAAGTGATAAATCCTGGATCGTATTCCCCTCTTCTCGGCACTCCAAGAATTCCATAATGTCGGCGTGCTCGATGTTCAGATATACCGCGCAATTACCACGGCGAATATTTGACTGGCTGATCACATCAACCGTCTCCTGTAGGATACGCATGAAATGGACTGGACCTTCTGATGTCCCACCAACGCTAATCTTTGCGCCGCGCGGTCGCAGCTCGCCCATGTATGCGCTGGTCCCAGCACCGAACTTTGTTTGTCCGCCGATCTCAGCTGTCTTCAACAGAATTGATTCCACACTGTCGTCATAGAAACTGCCATTGCAGCTGATCGGCAGGCCACGGTCGTTACCGTAATTCGACCACACCGGTGAAGAGAATGAGACCCATCCTTTTAGGACCTGCTGTTCGAACTCATCAGCGAACCCAGCGATTTCAAGATTAGCTTCCGCTGTCTCGCAAATCTGCCTGATGCGTTCTTCTGGTGTCTGATTGTTGTGGAGATATCCTCGTGATAGGAAAGTTCTTGTGTCCGCGTCTAGCCATTTTGTCATTTTAAAATACATCTTCTGAGTTGTAGGTCTTTCCGTTTTTTGCGTAATCAACCGGTTTGGAATGAAAGAAGTCAGTTGAATTGTTGCCGTAGAGTTCCACGTCGAACCATTCAGTCTGCTTCATCATATCATCGTTCGTGATAGCAATTGGTGCAAAACCAATTGACTCCAGCGAACTGTTTAGCCGGGATGCTACAAAATTTCTTAATATAGGTTTGCTCAGTCCATCAACTTTATAATCACCAAGCATCCATTCGATTAGTTCTGCCTCTGCATCGAATGCAACTATTGCTTCTTGCCTAATTCGTTCTGCCAGCTCTTCATCGAACAGTTCTGGGTATTCTTCACGCAGCGTGTTGATCAGCTTGATGCCGATTTTTGCGTGTAGGTCTTCTTCATTGCGCGTATAGCTGACTTGTTGAGCGGTGTCCTTCAAGACATTGCGGAATGTGTTGAAATGCATGATGGTGTAGAACTGACTGAACAGGCTAACATTCTCGACGAATAGGGTGAACAGAATGATGGCGTAAACATATTGCTTACGATCATCGTCATATATTTTGCTGCTGTATTTGCGCAGATAATCAACCCGGCTTCTCACGACAGGCTCATCCAAATTTTTCTCAAATTCATCCTGGAGATCAAGAACTTTGAGCAGCTTCTCATACGCTTGATTGTGAATGACCTCTGAGTTAGCCATAACCAGACCGAGATCAGAGATAGAAGGGTGTTTGAAGTTACGACCGAGATCAGCCCAGAATCGCTTCACTGTGATCTCTATCTGACCAATAGCCGAGAGTGTGCGCGTAATCAGCTGGCGCTCCTGATCATTGAGAGATGTGAGGAATTGGGATTTATCTGAACTAAAATTGAATTCGTCCGGCGTCCAGAAGGTGCGCCAGAACGTGGTAATAAATTCTTGTGTCCACGGATACCTGTCAGGTAATCTGTGAACTTGTTCGTCAAATAAGCCCATGGGAAAATCTCTTGTTAGTGTGTGAGATTCAGTATGCCGCAACCGAGCTGATTTTTCAATTTATATATTTGCGTTTTGTGGAGAAAGATTTCTTGACTCTCGTCGATCTACGTGCCGGTCGATCCGAAACCGCCAGAACCTCTGCCTGTAACATTTCTCTGGATAGTGTTTGCATCATCGAGCACATTGATATCCGGGCGTGTGCATCTCTCTATGATCAGCTGAGCAATGCGATCTCCGTGAGAAAGGATGACAGAAGTTGATCCAGTGTTCAATAGGATGACACCGATTTCGCCTTTATAATCACTATCGATGACACCGGCGAGTACGTCGATACCCCAGTCATCCGCCAAGCCGGATCGGGGAGCAATGCGCCCATATAATTCAGAGCTCGGAAGATGAATTTTGATACCGGTATGAAACAACCGGCGTTCGCCTGCATGCAGAGATACTTGAGGATACGATGCGCGTGTGTCATTCGTGCTCATGCAACTGTGCATGTACAAATCCATACCGGCAGAGCAGGCTGATCCATATGTAGGAGCAATCGCGTTGGGTCGGCAGAGCTCGACATGCATTACTTCTTCACCATTGCCTGTGAACTCCGGCACTTTAGGGAAGCGCGATCTGATTTGATCAATACCACCAATGAGAGCGCCAGTTGTTGTCACCAATAAAGGAAGCCCGAGGACATTCCATTTATCAGTCAGTTTGGCTTTTTCAATGTCGGAGTTGACCTGACGTACTTCATATTGTCTGTTGTCGCTCTGCAAAATTCTGTCTGCTTCTGAGCAATCAAGGCTGTTCGGTTCAGTAAATAAAATCATGTCGGCTCCTAGTGCATCATTACGGGTTTAGGGCGAAGAGTTTCGAGTACTTCGACGAACACTCTCCTATCATTGTCATTATCAAATGGGTAGTTGTTTGCATAATCCATCATCCGGTGAAACAGTTTAATGTCGTCACCGATGCTCGCCATGGGGTTTGTTATGAGACAGGTTGCTGTGTAAACGTAATCTTTGCCAATGTCGTCGTCAGAAAAATTGACGCTGATATCAACTGCATTGCAATCAACCAAATGACCGGCAAGTTTATTCACAATGTTCTGCTTGATTACATCCGAACGTTTCATCCGTTCTTCTGGAGATTCGTTCTCAATATATGGGATGCGCCACTCACATGCGTACGGCTTATAGGTATTCGCTTGATGGAAATCATCTTCGTCGTTTTGCATTCGCACCTACTTCTTTTTGGTTTCTTTGGCAACGCGCAGACGTTCGGCCTCGTTGAATGCATCTACTTTTTTCTGGTGGTCCTTGAGAATAAGGTCCAAGACTTTAAGATTAGCAGCACAATTATCACCACGATGATCAGTCTTAGCAATGAGAACTGCGACATCTTTTTGAGTGCGCCCTTCAATCGAAGGAGAAACCACACGCGGTAAACAGCGGCGTATAGCATCAGGAATTTTAGGTGCCACCAACTTTGTCTGCACAGAGACAGTAAGAATTGGTGGGGTAGTCGCACAACTAGCGAGCGTCAATAACGCGATTGAGAATAGGAGAGACAGGACCGTCTTCACTTGGATCAGCATTCAATATTCCTTCCACAAACTCTGACAGGCCTTGCTGGGCTTGTTCGGTTGTTTCTACGTGCTTTCTGAGCGCTTTGAGATCGTCTTCAAGCAGGCGCGCCGTAAACGTCTTAACGCGGATCGTGCCCTCAAGGCCTTTGATCTTCACGTCTTTGACAATGATCTGTTGTTGGAGCAAAGCATTTTTTGTCTCCAGTCTTGATAACTTAATGGTCATTATACCAAAAAGCAACCCTGCTGACACTAAAATTGCAGCGCCGCCGAGTAACATCATTTTGTTTAGGCCTAGTAAGCCAAGTAATTTACCCATGGTTTATCCTTTAGCATCCGGGTCTTCTTCATATGGTTCGCTCGCCGGGCTTGGCGGTTTTGATTTAGAGGTAGGCATGCCCATATTCTTGCCAAGGTTCGACAATATCTCAGAGCGATCAATCGTTGTGGTTGACAGATATAGAAGCACGATCCATTGGATCACACCCATGCAGCCTTTGACAAATGCTTCGGCAATGTCGCCGCTCCCAAAGAGCGTAACATAAAATGCCATCGCAGCAAATACCAATGTGCCGCCGAACACATAAACTGCCCGGCGAGTTCTATTTGGTTTGTTAAATTCTTTCGGTGTAGTAGCCATGTACCCAGCCTTGTCCTGCTTGGCCTCCAAGATATAATAGGAGCCATTTTCCGTCAGTTTTCAGCACGGTTCTTTCCATGCCTTTATCTAAATGTCCGATTGCTTTCCACTCAGGACCAGCACCTTCACGCACATTCAGTTTGTCGGTTGTCACGCGGATGCGGTATGTTTCTTCCTCATCCTTCTCTCGCTCACCATTATTGATACGGGCTTTATACCGCTTCATTGGGAACGCAGGACCTGGATCAGTTTTCCAGCCGCGCGTATCGATTTCTTCGTGCGTGTTGATCGCTTTGATGTTGTATGCATCATCGAGAGCATCCACAATCTCATCCAGTTTTTTCAGCTGGGCTTCGGTGTACATAGGCCAATAGTAATAGCCTCCACCGAGAATAGGTTGCTTGGCTTTGATCATCAATTTTGGATCGTATCCTTTAGCAAACAGATAGTCGTCGGTGCGCTTGTGCCCGTAACCATCCATCCACACGCCTTCACTGACATATTTGAAGTAGCCAATGTTGACGATTTCGATGCCGATTGAGTAGCTGTTCAATCCACTGTATCCCATAAACCTGGAAGGACCAGCATGCCACGCGCGCTTGTTGAATGGAATCATCTGCGTTAGATCACCATCGCGATCTAAAACCAAGTGAGCGCTCACCTTACGGGTTTTAAACGCATGGATAGCATCAGCTGCAGACCAGCCACCGGTATAATGCATGGTGATGAAGATCGGATCAATTACCACGTTTTTAGAATAGTTTTTGGTAGGGACGAAAGACACGCCCTGCAATTTATGTCGTACAACTTTCATATCGGTATCCTTATGATTGTAATTCCATGCCAGCTTGCATTGCATCAACATCTGTTTTAGTCCATGCCCCACCTCCCGGCCTTAGTCCAAATACTCCCTGCACGTTTTTATATGCAGCATCTGGCGCAATGCTCCCAGATTTAGCTATTTCTCCAGAGGCAGTTTTCACAAGCACATCTACATCATGAGAACCGACAAGTGTTGCACGAGTTGCAAGATTCACAGCAACGCCATAAATGGTATCTGTGCTCCCCATAGCGTCCATGTTATACAAATCTTTATTGTTGACAGTAGATGATTCCACATAAGTTGTATCACCATCATTGCTTCCAGTTTCATCAACATTAGAAACATTGGTGCTTGCTAGAGGTGTCCAATCTGAAACATCTCCTGCAGCATTAGGATAAATAGTATCAATTGAAATATCTCCCAAGAAACCAGTAGGCGCATCTCCGGCAGAATTGTGTATTACAATATCATCATATGTGACAGTACCAAAATCGATACCACGTATTTCAACAGAGTTGATATTCGCATCTCCAACATTCGTGTCAGCGTTTGTTATTGAAACAACTGTTGCTTCGTTGAATTTCATCTCAACTATGCCAATTGTGTCGCTAATCACCATGCGCATTTCCAGCCGGAAATATGTCCCTAGAGGCACTGCTTGTGATGAAGTAGCCAGCGTTGTCCCCCCTAAGCCTCTATGCACTCTTAAGAACCCTCCAGCCAATATCGAGACTGAAATATTCACATCATTGCTTGTCGATCTGAAAGATAGCAAATTTTCTCCGGCATCGGCAGCGCTGATGAGCATTGACAAAGAAAAAAACAATTCGTCTGTAGACACAGTGGTACCAGTAGCTGGAAACACTTTAGTGAGCAGCAACTGATCATCTATACCAACAATAGCACCACCACCAAAACGTCCAGCAGAAGCTGACCAATTGAACTCGGCTGGAAATGCCGTGTCGTATTTTTGACCAACGTCCGAACCATCGGTCGCAGTGTAAGCATCACATCCATCTACAAATATTAAAGCCATTTAAGTTCCAATCGTAATTACTATTAGTGCTGGCGGTACAAATATCTTTTTAACCACTTCAACATATGCCTGAGAGACGCGAACCGAGCCACGTTTATTCTGAACGACCTCTGCATACACTTGAGAGACGCGAGCTTCCCCATGCTCGCTTTGAACGACTTCTGCATATACCTGCGATACACGAGCTGCCATTAGTTGCTCCTAAGCAGAGTGAAGGTCCATGATAAATCAACCAGTCCATTGAGATTTGAGGGAGAGTGAAGAGACAGCCGATCCCCAGCAGAAAAAGTGGTTTCACTAACACCAACAAAAGTAGCTATAGCTGTTCCATTTAAGAAACGCATAGTACCAATAGACACTTCGTTTTTTTGAATATCAAAATCAGTTTCAGCCGAACAATTGGCTGATGAATAAGCAACGGAATCTCCAGCATCCGTTGCCAATAATGCAGTACGAGGTAATAGAAATTGCATCAGTTCAGAAGATAATGTTGCCACGCCTCCAATGAAAGCACCAACATCATATGGTAAATTAAAACCCTCAGACCAAGCAGTTTGTTTTCCGACAATGCCGACCATGTAGGAATTGCCCCCCGGCGTAGTGTAGGTGTTGCCATTTGCCACAGCTACATTCATGCTCACTGCTGTATATTCATTCGCCATTGGAAGGCCATTATAAATTCCATTCCCGGCTACATAGACACCATTTGATGCATTTACTGCAATATCAGTGCGCACAATCAGAACTAAATATTCAGTGCCAGCAGATAGCGTTAGATTTGAAGCAAATATCATTTCCTGCATTTTAGCAGTTGTTGTTGCTGTTTCTGTGAACACGGCAGTCTCGCCAATAATCGTATCAATGTCACCACCGGTGATAGTTGCGATCACTCCTTTATACGTCCCAGTATTCACAGTGTCTATCACACCAAATACGCCAGACACTTCAATGTCTTTGTACGGCTTGAGTATCAATCCTTTTGCTGCAGCAGCCACGGCTGACGTTGCACCAATTTCAGGGAAGATAGCATTGATGTAGACATTTGATTCCTCAACAGCCCCTCCAGAAAGACTTGAGAAGACGAGATCAGTTGTATCAATCACGATTGGTCCGACAGTTATCAGTACAAAGACTTTACCAGCATTCACACTACCGGTGTTCACTACCACAGAAATACCGGGGACAACATCAACATCTTCATCAAAGTCTGCTGATCTAGCTGGTGTTCCAGATGCTGCCACAACACGTATACCATTTTCAGACGCATCGGCTTGGTTTTGTAGAAGAATGCGATCTCCCGTTGCCAGCACAACAGAATCTAAAGTATCACCATTTTCAAAATCATCTGCCAAAACACCTGCAGATGTTGATGCTGCCACCACAGGCTCTTTCCAATATGCGATATTATTGTCGGTGTTGTTTGTCACCACTGATAGATCATTGACTGTACCATTGGTGTAGAACAATGTAACTTGCCCCGGCACCATCACCTGTGTGGCGCTCCCCATTGTTACAGTCAGTGTTGCTGTTCCATTCTCATTAGAGACGAAAAAGAATCTAGCAGACGCAAACAAAGTGAGTATTCTTGGCACAGTTAAGTTAGCAGCAGTATACGCTACATTGCGCGTCATTTGCGTTTGTGTTAAAGTTATGTCTGTAGAAGAAAAATCCAAACTAAGTACTTCGGTAAATGCGGCGTCGAGTTGCCCAACCATTGTATTAATGGTAGTTTCTTTATTTTCCTGATTCTCCAGAACCTGATCAATGTTTAAATTATTTGACATATATCTATTCTTCTTTTTTTACAGAACATCGATTGCATATTCTTGGGTGAAGCCTCTGCCAACTTGAGCGCTGATTTGATACACTTTAACCGAAATTGTTGTGGGAATTGCACCAAAATCGGTGATAATGTCCGCATTTTGATAAGTATACTCTGGCGTGGGCAAACTTGCAACAGTTCTTTTCACTGCGCCTCCAGACGATTCGAGTATTTCAATCTCGAATTCTAGAGTATCTTCACTCAGCAAAATGTCAGATGCACCATCGACAAGATCAGAACCGAATCTGTCACGACGACTCCATGCGAAATCTATATCAGAACCATCTAGCGTAGCAGTAATACCACCCGGAGCATAGGGCATATGGGTTCTGTGTTGACTTGTGATCGACACTTTTTTTCCATCTTTTAAGACCTGTTTATAACCGATTGCTCGATAAGCAATTTCTTGATTAATGCCTATGTCCAAACTCTTCAAAACAGCAGCATCCACACCACTATTTTTTAGAAGAATGAAGCGCTCTCCTATGGTGTGGTTAAATGCCATCGTGTCGGTACCTCTTCGCCCTCTCAAGAAGTATTTTAAATCATACGTTTTGTCTCCGACAGATTCAGCAAAACGGAAGTGGATCAATTCAACTTCTCCATTTGTTTTTAATAGCAAAGCTCTATTTCCACCGTTCATCATCTCTATATCAGAAATTGTTTGCATCTGCTCACCGCCCACATCCATTACAACTGTGAGTGCCGAAAATGCATCTGTTTGGTGGACAGCATTTATCGGAGGATCAGGCATGGCATTTACTGTTGTGCCGTAGGAAGCGCCAACAATTTGCTTTGTAACAATATCTGGTGCTGAACTTAGTACCACAGTATTACTGGCATCTGGTATGACAATAGCTGAACTAAACGTTCCATCTCGATAGCCACTTACGAATGAGTGAAGCTTTGAATGGTTCGGATCGATTGTCACGTTGTCTGTTAGGAATGGAACATCAACGATGAAAGCAGTGATGTTGTAAGACGTGATAATTTTCTGTGATTTTGTACCAGTGCCACTATAGGCTGTGGCAGTCGAAGTATATTGATTCGCAACTTCGCTTACGCCTAGAACCTGCATAGACAAATTCAAACCAACATCTAAATCTGTAATACGCTGACGGATCGCTGTGCCATCATTCAGAGTCACATCAACGACATCAGATGGATCAAGAGCAATATATTTCCAAGGCCAATTGAAGCCATAATTAGAGCGTTCAATCCATTCAGAATATAGCATTTTTTCAGACTGCTGTTTCGCCACATCAGGATCGAGAGATGCCTCAATTTCAAAGCTCACTTCTTGATTAGAGCTCATAGTCAGGTTCGGTGCCAATGTTCTTTTTGAGGCATGGCTTTGCAGTCTGTAATCCAGCTCTCCATTGTAATAAATTACAGTCAAACGATTGGGTAATTCAACTTCCTGTATGCGCTCTTCTGTGACAACATCACCGGTTTTTGTATCATAGATGCCCATGTCTTCTTCGGTAAGTGATATCACAGGGTCTTGCCCTCTGAAAACATATTTCAGTTTGTGGTCACTCTCGAATCCATCAAATTGATATAGCTGCGCAAGAGGTTCAATTGCCTCACGGCTGGACATAGGCTCACCAACCAAATATCCAGGTACAGTGATGCTGCTGAGATCGGTGGCATCAATGTCGGCTAAATCGATATCAGCTCGTGTACTCAAATCTGTGACGATATTTTGTAGCGTTGAACCCACACCGTCATTACGTCCAAAGAAATATCTTACGAATGGTTTTCCGGGTAAAAATCCTACAAAGCTCTGTGTTTTAGAATCATAAGAACCAGTCCCCTGAACTCCACCAAATTCCCAATCAGGAGCGTCATGATTATGAATTAAAGAACCATCAAGAGTATTGATCTGCACACCATTTTTATCAGCAATCCAACCAAACGTATAATCGGTTGATCTGCTATAAGACCAATGATCTTCTGTCGTAAAGCCATTCCCACTTGCGGCAATATTTTCTGTTTGCCACAATTTTGTTTCAGACACTGGATCATATTTTATAACACGTTGATCCCCAATTGACGTGTTCGCTCCAAAGAAAAGTAGAGTATCATCATACTCATTATAAATTGGACCAATAATTTTTGCAAGAGAACCGGCAGGTACAATATCAGCAGCTGTTATTTGTTGATGTAATGTTATGCTTATGCCACTGTAAGTGTCTGGATCAGCATCTTGACTTTCTATCCATTTTGCATTTTGGTTTATTGTTATTTTATAGATTGAAATGATACCACCGGTTACGGCTGCTGCCCAAGCCTCACAAAAGCCTTTTGCAGATTTGCCTTTGCAAATACCAATAATATCTCCATGGCTATCTGTAATATTCAATGGTTGTTCGGAAGTTGAATAAAGAAATTCCATATCGGGCACACTTAATACACCAATATTTCCTGCCTGCACACTCCCACATACAGCAAAATGATATGTTTCACTGTCATCGTAGCAGCTTGGAAACGCCATCTTTGTGACCTGTCGCCAGAAAAACGGTGTCATAGCAGTTTCTGTACTGAATCCTCCAAAACGTTTTTTCTCATACAATCCATCTGGATCAACAAGAACAACTGGTGAAGCGTTACCTCCTGTTAATGTTACAAGTAAGTCACCATTTGATGCTATTCCCATTCCTCCGTATGTAGATATAGTCGCAGGAGGATCAAAAATTTCCGACAACGCTCTGCTACGATCCTGATTGCCATTGTTCATATTCACTCTTGCTATAGCCTCATCAAACTCAACATAATAGCAATAGCCTCTATCCCAATCAACACCAAACCAATGATCGTCATAATCATGCACATCGTTGTACAATGCTGTACCCACAGTTTGTATTCTCTGAGTGGACTCTCCTGCAACAACCTCGAACTCCATGCTCGGCACGCTATTACCGAATTCGGCAAGAGGCATGCTCTGAAAGACCACATAGGCAAGTCCCCGGAACGCCGGTGTGCTTCCTACGCCTTGATCTCTTTCGATTGTTGGATCGGGCAGCTGATCTTCGGTACCATTGTAGAGCTTGAAAAGAAGACCGGGTATCGACACATCTGTGTTCTCTCCAGTTTTATCGTAGATCAGTTTTGTATCAGCCCAGATACGAATCACATCATTGACTATGCCCTCGGCAATACCAATCGCGAACGTGCCAAAATAGCTGTAATCAGTCGTGTTTGTGTAATCGCCATTCGATGTCGGTTCACTGCTGGTCAGTGTTGATCTCTCATAAATTCCGCCAGCCCAAATGTTGTTCCCTCCAACGCGCATTGTTCCGTATACGATAGGGATTGGTACGCCGTAAGCAGAACCATTTACATTGATGTCGCTTATGCGCGGACCTTCGGCATCCGTCACAGAGCCCTTTTTTAGGGTCTGCACATCTTGCGGTACTGACAGAATTTTGTACGGAGCACCGGCATATGGTCCAAGAATCAGAGCAAGATTATTCTGCAGGTAAATATAATTTGGATCGGTTTGATCTGAATGAGGCCCGTAAGATGGAATCACTGATGGCCCGGGGAAATAGATCGGGTTACCTCCCGGTCTTCCTCGGATGTAAACTGGTTTAGCGAATGTAATTGAACCTGATGGCATGGCTTACTCCTGTCCACCTGTGCTGTTTTGAACAGCAATGTCCACACTATCATCACCTGGGATGAATGGCTTTCCACGGAAATTCACAGCGTTCGCAAACCGGGAAATGCATAGAGGGAACGATTTATCGCAGCCGGGATATAGACGCACCAGTGTGCCCGGCGAAATTTTAAATGGAAACGGCACAAATAGTGATAGGTCACCAGTCGCAGCAATCCACGAACGTATCTCTCGCGCTTGTCCTTGGTTGATCCCAGATTCAATAAATATGGCTCCCCCATTGAACCAGCCATCCGTGGCGCGCGCGTCTGTTACGCTGATACCAATGTTGGCATTGTCCACATATTCGCTCACAGCACCAGCCCTATTCCAAGCCTCGCGTGCTGTCATAACTGCTGTCCCATCGGTTGTTTCAGCATCAATCACTGTGTCGTATGTTGGTTCACTTGCATCTGTCACACCAGCAGTTGTCACTTCGTAAATTACATCTTCATAAACAGCATGATGTGTATTTGTTGTCGCGATTTCTGTAACAGAAAATACAATCTCATCGAAGCAGGCATCGGCAATTCCACCAGATATTTTATTTGCTGTAAGTGTTGTTTTGATGAATCGCGTGTTTACTGGAACAGCAAATGCAACCACACTTCGTTCTTCCCATGTGTCCAATGTAACAATTTCTTCTGTCGTGCTATCATACAGCGTACTTATCACTGCAGCAGCTGCATCAAGAAATTGCACGAGCACTCTGCCGGTATCATCCGCATTCGTATTCGCTCGGCGAATAGAGAAGCTAGATTCACATCCAGATGCATCAATAACGGCTTCGGAAACGCCGATGTCAAGAAGAGCAATAGTTTGAGATAGAACATTCAGATCGGCACTACCCCCACGGAGAAAATTAGCACCAGCATACGGAGATAACCCTTCGGTCGCTCCAACTTCAACTCGCCAAGTTCCAGCATCCACAGTCCAAGCAAATGGCACTATGTCGGCACCAGTTGCTCCAGTGTCGAATGATCTGTTTGTCAGTAAGTTTGGAAAAGATACGCCGGTTGTTGATCCAGTTGCCACAAGATAAAAATCCCCTAATTCCACAGAAGCTGAGCGCTGCACAAGTGGTACTAAAATTGGTATACCACATTTTGACGATCCAAGATCGGTACTACATTCGGCACTATATAGTTCCAGCACTTCCTGGCTTAAATTCTGTGTGAGGCCACGCAGTTCGACGGTGTATCCACCTTTAGATGAAAACGTGGCTTCACCCAATTTACCTTTGCGCATTTTGATCGCGCCATCAGAAAGAGAATCCCAGTTGACAATACTGACCTTGATCGTCGCATAATCAAACAACCCTCCACGCAGATCGTCTTTGCTAATCACATTGGCATCGAACAATCCACTGACCACAATATTGTCAACAGATAGCCCTGTGTTGCTGGCAATTGCCGAGCGATTAAATCCAGTAGTGGCAGTATAAGTTTCGACGCTATCACCATCATCAAATAGGAGATTGACATCGTGATCAGTCAGATGAAAAACCTCACCATCACGGCGCGTCATTTTCCAAATAGTAGCCAACGTTGTGACGGTACCATCGAGATGGGTCTGTAGTGCTGCACTGAGTGTTTTCACTTAGGTATCTCTAACTTCGATTATCGGCAAGTTAGGGATTGATCCAGCGTTGAATACTGCTAATGTAATACCAAATTGATCCGTATCAAAGCGGCATACAGCGTCAAATTCCAGTGTCACTGATACGTCAGTGCCGGTAGTTGCCGCATGGGTTGAACCAATCGTGACTTCGCCTGTGGTTGTATCTATGGCAACTTGTGTTGAAGATGGCGCTGTATTGTACACCACCGTTTGCTCAACACCGTTAACCTTAGCGACAACTGTACCATTGACAGGCTTTGAGATCAACCTATTAAATGATATCCCACCATCGGTATATGTTCTAAAAAGAGCAAAAGTTGACGTAGAAGTGTCTGTTTGCCCTAAAACTTGATCTGTCATCTCATAATCGGACCAGTCTTTGAATCTGAATGAATGCGCGCGGCCTTGTCTGGCATAAAAGAATGACAGCAATAGAGAGAATTCTTCTTTTGTCTCTATGCCATAACCAATTACCCACTTGCCACGAGTTTGAGACCAGTCAATGTTTCTCTGTTCATGCCCGGAAGACAGTTCAAAAATCGTGGTTTTAAATCTTGGTCCACCAGTAGCTCCACGTTCAACGTCTTCTGGTAGGCGTGTGTCATGAAAAGCCATTAGTTATTCCTATCGTTGCTACGCGCCAGTTCTTGAGCAAGCTTAGCCTGCACTTGTTCCGGCGACCGCATGAATGAATCAGCGTCAGGTGTGACAATTGTTATAGAGATATTTTGCACGATGCCATTAGATTCGTTTTGACCTGCACCAGCTTTTTTAGAGTTTGGTGATACAATTACATCCTCACCTTTTGACACTTTAACCACTGGGCGATTATTGATGCTCAGAAGATTATTGTCAACCCCCGAACGCCCATCAATTTTGAATGATCCACCTTTTGCAAAACCAAGGAGATTTTCATTCACTTCACCTTTTTCTCCATCGTTCAGTCCACGATTGTTTGGATCGCCAAGCACAGCAAACTGATTCAGTTTTTCACCTGGCTGGAACGCTATGATACTACTAGTTTTGGTATTACCACTACCTCCAGAACTACTTCCTGTATTTCCTCCGTTTAATCTTAGTTGTACTTTTTGTTCTGTGACCAGTGCTGCTTGTGCTTTTGCTAATTGTGCTTGAGCAGCCAATAGATTACCCTGCTGTTTAACCAATGCTATTTGTTTACCAACAGCTCTCAATAATGTTTTTGCCCCAGACTCAAAACTACCAGATGCAAGACCTGCTTTATCGACTACAGCCAATGAACTTCGAGAAAATTCTACACCAGCTGCAGAGAGCAATTTAGCTCCTTGCACACCTCCGACAGCTGCACCTTGAGCCATACTCTCTCCAGCTCTTTTTCCACCTTCGGAAATACCAGCTTGCATGTCAGCGATGATTTGATCAAAGTTATCTGAATGAGCCTGTCTCTCAGCATCAGCTGCTTCTTTTCTTTTCTTGATAGTTTCAATAGTTGCTTTATGAATCGAGTCATACATTTTATCGGCGGCTTCTTTTCCGCCTTTAGCAAATGCTTCCTGAATTTTTTGAGAATTAGATTTGGCTGCTTCTTCTCCGCCTTTTTTATGTGCTTCTAAAATGCTACCGGCAGCAGCTTCGCCGCCTTCAAGATGTCCTGCTTTAATTGCTTCTGCAGCTTCCTGCCCATCAATCAATACATTGATAACACTATTCGCTAAACTTGTTATTCCTAGTGCATCCAGAGTTGCTTTTATGCCTTCGAATATAAATTTAACTGCATCCCAAACAGCTTGAGCAATCTGTCTAACAACTTTGAATTCTTTTCCAAGACTAACTAAGGCTGCGATCATAGAACCCACGATTACAACGATGCGTACTATTGGATTTGCTAGGAGCACTCTAAAGAATGTAAGTGTCGCTGTGATGGCTGCAGGTATAGCTTGTCGAGCATAACGAATTAAAATTGCTGTAGATAATGCAATCACAGCAACAGTTGTTCGACTGATCGCATTCTCCGGTCCGCCCAGCGCCGAAACAATAGCCGATCCAGCATTTGCGAAGACCGTGCCTAATCCTTTTACAACACGCACAAGGAAATCAACTGCTGATCCAATCGAACCAATTATTCCACCGGCACTAATCATTTCTCTTCTGAATAGAACCAAAGCAGTAACGGCACCAATGACAACACGCACCAAAATTACCATACTGTTGTTAGATAGAATATTAACTGCCGCCGTAACCGCACCGGTTGCTGCAACAAATGCAAACATGGCTGGCACCAGTATGGATGCAATAGCTCCACCTACAACCAAAACTGCAGGACCAATAATTTTCATATTATTTGCGATGAACAACATTGCTTGAGAGAACGTCGAAGCGATGCCGGTTGCCTCATTCAGTGTATTAATAAAGAAGATGACGTTGTTTTCAAGAACAGTAAAAGACTGTGCGATTGTTGGCACTGTTTTTGCAAATTTGTCGTTTAATTCCACACGCGCTTTTTTGAAAGCATCAAGCACAATTTTTGCGGTAATAGCTCCAGATTTACCCAGCTCACGCAATTCACCACGAGCCACGCCCATGCCTTTCGCGATAACATCAGCAACAGCAGGCAACTGCTCCAAAACAGAACGCAGTTCGTCGCCACGCAGAGCGCCAGATGCCAAACCCTGACCCAACTGAATGATACCGTTTGATGCTTCTTTAGCAGACGCACCAGATAGGATCGTCGCTTGGTTCAAGCTCTCTGTGAAGTTTAGGAGTTCTTGTTGGCTCACACCCATCTCAGCCGTAGCCAGAGCAACACGAGCATAAATATCAGCTGTGCCTTTAAACGCCGATCTGGAGCGGTTAGCGATGTCGCCCAGCTCACTAGTCACACGTTTAAGGTTCTCGGTACCAGTTGTTACCAAGCGCAATCTGTTCTGCATTTCTGTGAAAGTGTCTGAATATTCTTTTAAGACTGACAGGGTTTTTCTGATAGCCAGCAAGCCAAGAATTGCTCGCAGATCATCAACACCATTAGCGGCTTTTTTGCCTGCCTTGCCTACAGCTTGAAGGTTTGAACGGACAATTTTTGAGCCCCTATCAGTGACGACAATCTCAATGCCTTCTCTAATATTTGCCATTTATTATCCTAACTCATCCAGACTGATTCTGCTCTGCCCAGTGCATCAATTGCCGCTCGCACCGCTCGTCTTACGAAACCGGATGGAGCCTGATCACTATGCCCTTCGTTCAAAGCAGTAATGTGTTCTATTCTATTGGTCAAAAACACAGCCTGCTCTGGCTGCGCTTGATCAATCGTTCTATTATTTTTGGAAATAGTAGACACACCGCCCTGGTCTAAACCAGTTGATATGTCAGAACCAAATCCTAAAGTTGCACTCCAACCACCTCGTGCCTCACCAGTGTCAACCGGGGTATCGAGAACTACGAATTGATTTGCAGCTTTCGCTACCAATTTTTTCGCTTCATTGGTGCCTGTGACAACCTGTTTTGCTCGGCGATTCATTCGGGCTTGAAAGCTGGCAATTCCTGTCTTAAAACTGCCAGCCATAATCTAAACCTTCTTTTTACTTTTTGCCGTGTAGAACTTGTCCTGTGTTGCATCCATTGCCACTATATGATGGTGCATGGCTTCGGTTTGCGTATTATCCAGTTCCAGTTCTTTACAATAATTTTGAACAGCGCTCCAAGGAATGGCACCATCGGTGCGCTCGCTATTCAAGTCTTTAAATGCATTGTAGAACAATCCTAAACCTAATTGCAGGTCCGGCGCGTCTTCAATGGATTTTGGGTATTTCTTACCACCAGCACGCTTTACTTGTTCTAATATGTTTCGTTCGGTCGGTCCTTGCTTTAGCGAATAAAGCAGAACCTCTGTTAGTTTTTTGCCTCTTGCTCCAGATCATCGACGCGGAAAGTAGCAGCTTGTTCTGCTGCGTCTTTCACTGCGATAAATAGTTCTGGCAGAGCTTTGAAAGTGGCAACTACATTTTCTGGCGTGAATGAGATGTTCTTCCCATCTTTGCCTTCAATGGCTGAAACCCAGACATCTTTGTCTTCGTTTTTCTCTTCTTGAGATTTGACAGTCCAACCAACAACAATTGATTCGGCATAGGCTTGGTACAGGATGTCCATTGCCACATCTTCGTGCATTGTGTTAGCTGCAAGGGCTCGACGATGTGGACGAGATTTTGCCTCCATCACTTTTGCATATTTCTTGTTGGCTCCACCGGCGCGCGCGATGCGAATACGGAAAGAACCATAATCCAGTTCAACTCCACCTTTTTCAAGGTCGTCGTTAGTTTGGAAGCTTGAGTACATTGACATAATAAAATCCTTCGGGTTATCGGGTTTTTGTGGAGCAGTTTTTACGCTGCAGCCACGGTAGGTAGGTAATCAAAGAACACCATCATCATAGTGTAATCTAGAGTTGGATCGATAGACGCAGCTGTCGCAGCATCCATATCAAGAGGGAGCTTGATTGGTTCATCTTGTTCGATATTTGGACGACCATCACCAAGCGTGATAAGAGGCACATCAAGAACGATACCTGCATTGTTTTTAGACAGTGCGATATCCAGTGTGATGCTTGTGTTTGCACGAACAGATTCGATGGCAGCCACGTCCGCAAAATAAACTTCGAGAGAACCAGACACTTGGAAAGTACCAGCAGTCACATCGAATGAACCTAGAGTACCAACCGCTTTGTTTGGAGACAGGTTGTTATTCAGCGTAATTGTGATATCGCTTGCGAAAGCGAATAGTGGGTCTGGCGCTTCGTTAGACGAGCTCACAGCAGCCAATTTAATGCGACTGAAATCAGAGCTTGTGTTAAATGCGTCAGTTTCGACAAGAGAAGGTCTGTTTCCTGTTTTCAGAGAAGTAGGACCATCAATTGTTGAGCTGTTTGTTCCCATGAACGAAAGATCAGCAGTCATGATATCAGCAGTAGGAATGTTGAATGTCACTTCACCTGGTACCTGACCTTCAAGATATTCGGCTTGAATTTCTGCTGTGAGCGCACCATCTGGCGCACCAAGGGTACGTTCAAAATTATAAGAACGGCGTTTGATCAACGCAGCAAGTTCGTTTTTCAGCACGCGCCCGAAGAACACATTAACTGTCAGAGAGCCAGCGCTTTCGACAACCATTACGCTGTCAGACTTGTCAAATTCAATGTACGTTGCGGCAACGCTACGGATACGTTTGAAGCCATTATTTTCTGCGTTTGTGAACACAGTACCGGCACCATCAGAACCAATGTACATCCACTCGCCGGGGATAAGCCCAAAATCGGTAAAGTCTTTTGCACCGGTTGTACGAACAAGGCGAGGTAGTGGGTTGGTAACGTCAATTTCAACTTCGCCAGCTACAAAAGCGTGACCGACATTTACGATGCGCGCAGTTGCAGGCGGTGAAGCCTCCGCGATAAGAACACCATCAGCGACTTCAACAGAAGTGTTGAGTACAATTGCTGTTATAGCATTCACTGCATTGTTTGCAGCATTCGTGAAATTTTGACCTTGGATCAGGTCGTCAACTTGGTATGCCCCAGTTGCAGCAACTTCGTATTCATCTGGGTTACCAGAATCAACGTCAACGACTGTAACAAGTTCTTCACCTTTTATGCGATGATCTGCGAAAAAGAATCCTTGTAGGATATCTTGCAGGTTTGTTTGTGTAACATCGGTGCCAAAGCCACCATTTGCATCGAGATCAACAACAACACCTTTTTTACGCTGGCGTGAATCGTTGATTGGATTACGGGCTTTCGTCGTGATCGAACCACCAAAGTCGTCGTAGCCATTAGGCTCAAGAGGAATCCAGTCAGGAGTGCCGGGCAGAGTACCAAGCGTGGCACCAATTACTTCTTCCGCATAGCGCAGCCCAGTGGCATTACTATCAATTTTTACTGCTGCGACCATTTCGAATTCCAATCTTGTTGTAAAGGAGCGGGAGCATCCAACCCGACAATGGACACCCCCTAACTTTCCCGAGTCGGGGCCGGTTAATTAATTTGGATAGATTGTCTCACAGCGTTAACCATAAATCAAGAAATATTTTAAATGGCTCTATATGGGCTTGACACTTGAAAACCGGTCAATTTGAATAAGACACTGTGTAATTGGGTCTCTTTTTGCCATCCATTGCAATTCATCTCGAATTCCAGCAGGCACATCTTGCGTTGATGCGCCTCTGAGCTCGACTAAATGGTCTGTGATAATGACGCTAGGAATCGTAAAAACGTAAACATTTCCAGATAAGTCATTGTAATTCCAAGACAAAGATATTGTGTCGTGATTCACAAAATTATTGTATAAATCCAGTGTCTCAAAATAAGCTTCTAGCGATCCAGAAATTTCAAAACGTCCAAGTCCTACATCAATCGGATATTTTGTTCCAACTGCAAATTGCTTTTTCGCATTTGCATCAATATCCAATACTACTTTTTCCACTGCAGTTGTCATCGGCAAACCATCTTTACTAATATTTCCGATATTCGCCGTGCAATGAATTACATTTGTGGTTACAGATCGTAATCTATTATACGAAGATGCATTGAACTGATCCATTTGTGTCAGAGACTCCAGCACTGTACCCGACACTAAATTATCTCCATCTTTCAGCAGAATGGAATCTCTCGGTGTGACTCTTCTTCCTTCCAGGGCAACCTCGCCCATCACCATTTGTCCCGCCATCATGTGCAGCGACAATGCAGATACTCTCATGCCATCTTGCAGGCTGCTAATTCCTAAATCTTCGTACTGTTCTTCAATCGTGAATGATTTTTTTGATGCCTGTGGGTCGGTTGGATTTTTCAACACCGATCCTTTTATTGCTACAGCTCCAAGAACCGCCACACTTGGTGGGTGAGGCGTCACAGTTAGAGTGTCTGCACCAGCAGCCGTAATCGTGAAGAAACCGCGTGCAGCGGCTGCGCTGGCAACAGAAACAGTAGAAAAAACCATTGCTCCACCTGAATCCACCATTTCGGCAGCTATGGCGGTTACTAAGTTCGTCAGAAAATACAAAGTGACAACAGAGCCAGATACGGTTGCCCGGATGCCAATGTCTCCAGAGTTGTTTTTTTCATTGATCGCCGAGCAGATATTAGTAGCAGAATCAGCACTGGTTGCTCCAGTAGCAAAATCGACACCGGCAAATAACGAAATTATATCGATACCGTCAGTCATAGAGACATTATCGCCAGCAGTCACGGTGGCGCTGAATGTGATTGTTTGATTAGAAAATGTGATTGATCCGGTAGGAATATCAAGATAAATTCTCTGACCTACAACAAACGATCCTAATTCATTATTCCCATTGCTATCAATTGTCGAATTACCACCTGTACCCAAACGAATGTCTGAACTTTGAACAACCACATCATTTGCATCGATCAGAAACGCATAGCCATTTGTTGCCTCAATAGTGCCGGGAGACGTAGTAAAGGTGATCGTTGTATCAGTAGCACCAAAAGAAATTGTGCTGATAGCATTGTATCCATTATTGCCTTGAGTCAGAAATCCTTCCAGCTTCACGATTTGACCCACAAAGAAGTATCCAGTTACATCTGCGCCAGACACCACTATGGTGTTATTGGCTGTCCAAGCAACGTCACCAAATTTGTCAAACGTCATTGATCTCGACCAAGTGCCTGATAAAACAGCCTCTAAGAAAGCATCGTGTGACCCTGCACTTATTTCAAATGATTGTTGGGAATTGGCACCATGAGTCACTTCAACTATTCTGCTCACCATGCGGTCGCTATTAAGCTGCCCATTGAGTACTGAATCTTTTTCTGTTATGAGATTGTTATGGATGAAATTTATAACTCGCGCAGAGCCATTGACTGGAGTTTGTCCCCATTCAGTTTCATCAAGGATAACAAGTTTGGAATCTTGAGGGTGGGCTATTTCGGTCACGCTTAAACTCCTTTAGTATCGATCAAATAACTGATATCTAAAGACAGCGAATACCGCCCATTTTTCAAAAGCATATTTTCATAATTTGGTTCGCCCATGACAACACGTCCGCCTGTCACAGGATACTCTTTTTCTGCGAAGTAGTTTCCTAGAAATTCAGCAACAGCATCGCGCTCCGCTGTAGCTGTGTCTTTTGCAGCTGACACTTCTACTTGGAAACGCCCATGAGATCGACGTGGCTTTACAGAGCCAATGCCCGTTCTCATCGAATTTCCTGGATACATTTGCGGTGCAACTTCCAAGGCTTCATTTGTTTCATCTCGGTCGTCGTTTTCCCATCTTATTTCAACAGCCGGATACGATGCTGTGAGCTGTGCCAGCAACCGTGTCTCTAATGCTCGTCTAACTTCTAAGTGGCTCATTATCTTTTTCTCAAATGTAGCATAGCCAAGCCTTCGCCGGGTACGCCTTTTGCTTTGACAATATCCCAAACAACGCCTTTTGCTGTCACGGTATCATTGTCGTTTGGTGTGAATGTTTGGTCTTTAAGAGGGAACAGGCATTTGATATCTGTGCGCCCATTTATGCTTTCATCCTTTTCTTGCTCGGACGCGGTATAGTCCGGCAGAGATGCCAATGAAATGACATGATCAACCACTGTCTTTGCTGTGTTCGCAGACGTAGCCGGATCATAAGCTGAGTCACCTTGTTCGTGATATGTGATTTGTTCTGATAAGTCGTCTGTGATCTCGAAAGCAGTTACGACGAGACCGGCAACTAAATCTTTAAGAGCCATGTTTAACTCCTTACAATTTTGCCGAACGAACTGCCATTTGCGTTTTTGACACTTCCAAGGTCTTCAATTAACAGGAACACATCATTTGGAATGGTAATGGCGGTGTATCCTGTAGTGAACGTAATTTCGATTACATCCACGACCAATTTTTCGATGCCTGCAGAATCAAGAGGCTCGCCAAGATCACGCGCCAGAAGAAACCTTGTCAGTTCCATGATCGCGTATTGCAGTCGGATCGGGATTGTTGTATCCGTGATCAGAATATTTTCATGATCATAGGCATAAGACCGAGGCCAAGCCAGGATATATGTCTCGTTCAGTTTTGTTCCTTCGAACGCCATACGGTATTCGATATAGCGGGTAGCCCACACAAGAACTCGCTCTTTTTGATCGTCTGACAATGCATCCCAGACAAGAAAAGCATTAGCGTTCGCTTCAATATAGTCGCTGGCAGCAGCAAGCGTAACGTAGCCGTTAGCTCCCGCAACTCCTGATCCATCTTCAATTACATAACTGAATGCCATATTTTGTCCAATTCATATTTGAATCGCATTCTACCACAGAGACATGGTTAACGCTACATTTATTTGAGTTTGGAAAATGCGGTAACCCACTCGCGCGCATGCTCTGATCGAACCACATCCTCCGGTAGGAACTCAACAATGTCGGCGTCTATGTCAAACTTTTCAATAATCTTCAACACATCTTCCAGACCTGAATCATTTATATCAATTTGTGAGGGATCGCCAGTCACAACATATGTGGTGTTCTCGCCTTTTCTTGTCAAGAATAATCTCAGATCGGAAAAGGAACAATTCTGTGCTTCATCCAAGATGACGAAAGCATCCCTGAATGTGCGTCCGCGCATGTGCTCAAATGACAGGAATTCAATTTCTTTTGTCATCAGCATGCGCTGCAGCTCGTTGGTGCTGACTTCATCTTTGAACGCATCCATGAGTGGGACCAACCATGGTGCCAATTTCTGTTCCAGCTTGCCTGGGAGAAAACCCTGTGCATGCCGTGGGTCGGAAACAGTAGGTCTGGCGATGAGAATTTTGGAGGTCTGGCGTGCTTTCAATTTTTGAATAGCGATCCGAGCAGACAGCCATGTCTTGCCGGTGCCAGCTTCGCCTACTGCAAAAACTTGATCGCAATTCTGCAGGCTATCTATGAGATCGCGCTGCCGGTCATTTCTTGGGATTATGGGAGGTGCTTGATGTGCTTTTTTCGCAGCTCTTCGCTGTTGACGTTTTCGGGCCTTATTACTAATTGATTGCTCAGACAATACAGTCTCCTAAGCGTTAGTTTTTCAGTTCGAAGTGTGGCAATCGCAGGCCGGGGCGGCGAACGATGCCGGGATAATAGCTTGTGTTTTATTCTTTTCAAAAGAGTTCATTATAGGAATAGCAAAGAAAATAACCAAAGCAAGTAATAGTGCGCTGGTCCCATATTTATTCCAAAGATAATACAGTGCTTTTTCCATATTATTGCACAAGCACTTGTTGCATGATAGCTCCGAGGAAGCCAAGAAGAACGAACATCGTGATCCGCATTAGAATGGTATTGATTTTACTCACACCTTTTTTGATATCTTCCATAGTTTCTGTCATGTGTTCAACGTCTTTACGGTCAAGTGCCGTTTTCAGTTCTTGATCATGCATACGCTGTTCAAGTTTTTTAAGTCGATCATTGAAATCTGTTATTTCGCCCATGGGTTTCTGCTCTCTTGTGGTAGCAGCGCCCCGCGCTGGATTGAATGAGTGAGGCCGGTGTCTAATGCTCGACTTTTAGAATACACTTGAGTTGAAAGAGCTTTCACCGCCTCAATATTACAGTATCACGAGATATGGTTAACAAGCAATAGATTAAAAATAAATATTTTATACAATCGCGATGACTGTCGTATAGCTTATGTCCAACAGTGCGGAGAAACTGGAAGCATCACCATTGCCAGTATCGATTGTTGATGGTGTAAAATATTCCAGCGTTCCACCACCATCGTTTGTGGCTCTGAGTCTGAACTGGGCATCGGCTGGAGAAGCCTGCCCTTGTCCAAATTCCATACTGATGAAACCTTCGCCATTTGATGCTATTTCCACCTGTCTGAGCGTGTTCGGAGTAGCAACCCAGGTGCTTCCACTATCTACACTGGATTCTACCCATATTAGCAATTCAGAAGCCTGTCCGCCGCCTGCTCTTTGAAGATGCAGGGATAATAGAGACACAGCGGTAGATAATGCAACTTTCAGTGTCACAACGCCATTGACTACAAGCATATCGTCGTTTTCGACAGAGCCAAAGTCAATTGTCACACAGGACGCTGAATCTCCCGAAATAAAAGTTGGTATCGTTGTCCCGGCAGACTCGCTGTGCGCTGCTACGTTTTTCGTGAACTCAGTGATTAACGTGATAAAATTATCGTTAATTTTACCTGCTGCAACTCCCCAAGTTGTTGAGGATAGGATTGTTGAAATGCTCATTATATTTCTTTCTCTGATTAAGCAGTTTTTGTTATATGCTCGGCAATCTCAGTTGGAGTTAATGCCCGATCCACTAATGTAGCCACACCAATTCGACCTAGTATGCCAGCTCCACCACTATTGCTGAGGTCGCCTAAATACGATCTAGTGTGCCATGCAGTGGGGTCAGCCACTGACGTGTTCTCATCTATCTCAACACCATCCACATATTCTTTCATAGTTGTAGATGCCGCATCATATGTCACAGCAAAATGATACCATGTGTCTATTGCAGGGGCTGGTGATGCCGATGCCACTTGATCGAAGGCACCATTGTGTGCAGCCTGCCAAGCATTTGACGGAACCCAAAGAAGGTGCGAGTGGGTTCCTACAGGAGCATAGTATGCAGACCATACATTCATATTGCCAGCCAATGAATCAAATTTTACCCACACTAATTTTGAATAACTGCTGGCAATTAAATCAGCAGTACCATCTAATTCAACACTATCATCCGCTGCCGGTACTGATATAACATTTTTACCAACATCAGAATCAAAAACAATTGCTGCTGAGTTCACGAAGGTGACAGTCGCCGATCCAACCAAATCATCTGAGCCTACAGACACGTCAATGTGATTAGTGATATTTGCCGCAAAAGTAAATCCGAGTGTTGCGGTCGCTTCTATGTTGCTCGCCACACTTGCTCCAATCGCATTTATTGCAGATATTCTGTATTGGTAGGAAGTCGCGGCGGCTAGTCCAGTGTCATTGTGAGATGTAACAGCACCTATTCCAGAAGCAACCACAGAAAAATTACCCCCTGTAAACTTTCTTTCTATCACATAATCTGTGATAGTTGACTCTCCGTCAAACACAGGAGCTGTCCACGCCAAAGCCACAGTTGTTGCTGCCGGTGTTGCATCAAAAGTTATCACTTTATTTGGCACCGCCGGGCTTGCCGGAATACTTCCATTGTTGCCTCGGGCACTTTCCCAGCTATCAAAATATCTACTGCCTAATTTTCTCAGAGATTCAGAATCGAAATGAAGATTGTCTCCTTGTAAAGTGAGATTGGCGGTATCCACATAAGCACAATTTACAAAATTGTCTGGTATCGCAGCCATGGCATCATCCATCTCTTGTCGATCTGAATTTATTATAAACTCGTCACAGAAACCTCCAGCTACAAATGGCCCAGTTACGTCTACAAGCATTTGATCAATCATAGCATACAATAAATTAGGATATGTGACAGGTATGCCTACATCAGACTCGCCTTGCTGCCAGAGTGTTCCTCCCATTAGGGCGTTTGGTACTAGACTCTTTGCCAAAATAATTCTAGCAACGGCATCAGAATAAAGCGAGTCTACCGGATTCCAAAAATCATTAGAGAAACCTGATCCAGATTTTCCATGTGGTACTAAAATTAATGTTGCATTAGGGTACCTTCTCATGAAAGCTATCGCAAATTGTAAAGCAAACCCCATGTCTCCAGGCGTTTCATCCACGTGATCGAGAGGTACCGTAGCTGCGACTATTTCTCCAGATTGATTTAATTGCATTACACCATCTGGATATGCCTGCCCACTATCAAACGTATCAGAGCCTACAGCATTTGACTGACCAAAAACTCCGACAATTGCAGGTCCAGTGATTTCTGCCGGGAACCCTCTTTGTGCCACCGGTACAGAATCAATTGAGAAATGTAGTTTAACATCTGAAATGGTGATTGTGCCCGAAGGCTCACCATCGGCAAGGATAACGCTGACTGCGCTCCCCGCGCGCGGTCCTACATATACTGCTAAATTTGGTGCCACGTAAGTATCATCAGTAGTGGCATCAGTACCATCAACTCTGTAATGAAATCCTTGTTTAGAGATCATACGCACAGTAGCAGAATAATTATACGCTGTCGCACTCTCTGCTGTAGCAGCAGCAGCTTCCAACTCTTGCGATGATATTTCGTAGAATGATTCAGACATTTTTATTCCTTACCTGCTTTTTCTGATAACCATGTTATCAGTAATGTATCTTCTGCTGCTGTTAATTCTTCTGTTATCACTATTTGATTTGTCAGCCCAGAAAACCTCAAACTATCAGAAGCCGCTCCCCATCCTGAAAAAGATAAAATATCATTTGTCATATCTAATCCTTTTATGGTTATTACGTGAGGTGTTCCGTCTGATGCTTCGGTGTGTAATTGTTGTCTCGTATGCGGCGACACAGCTACACCATCGACGAAAGTTCCACGAGTTGCAGCCGGTGAATTTATATCTGCACTTATATCTCCAGAATCAAATCTCCCAGCGTATGGAGCAGACGTGCCTTCAAATCCTCCAGAAGAAAACAGTACAGAATCATCATCTGACGTTGTGCCTGCCCAATAGAAATCTAAATCGCTAACATTGGCATTCTCATTTAAAAATCCGATAGCATAGCCATCATTTGTTCCATCAGTATTAATTCCATATATGCCATTTACTATGCCGAGTAAACCACGATATTCTGCAGTTGATTGTGACATGTGCGCGCCTATCAGCGGACGTTCATATGCGTAATCTATTTCCCATTCAGTAACCCCGGAAAATGCACTAGATATTATCAATGAAGGATGGGATAGAATGAGTCTCTGATCTATCTCAAACCATTCCCCAATGGTCGATTCTCGTGGCACAATATCAGTCCATGTACCATGATATGTCTGCAATGAAGTGGACGTAGAACCACTGACTCTTCTAGCTCTCATGTTTCTTTTATTTATTGTGTTTAGAGGAATTCCCTGCTGTATTCCGGCTAAATTAGCGGTTGCTGTAAACACATAATTACCATCCACAACGGCTCCCACACTCATATTACTCAGAGCATATGGATTCCAACCATTTGGTATCAATATGCCTCCGCCTGCATCATAAGTTCCTTCTGAGAAATTAGGATTCTCCAATATATTAGATTGTTTCGCAATGAATTCATCTGGAGACATGTCACGAATAACGGCCTTATCTAATATAGTATAAACTGAATCTAAATGTGCATTGACCGGATCAACAGCAAAGGCATCCTTGTACATTTTTGTCAAGTCAGACAGGTCCCATATGTGTCTCAATTTGCTGCCCAGCATGAAAGGGTGCCATTTAACATCCGGTGTAGGATTAATTGTGACTGCACCTTTTTGACTGTAAAGCCTTATTGAAGACAAGAATACATCACCGGACGTTTCTCCTGAGGCAAGCAGCACGCTTACTAGCGTATCTTTAGGTGGATTGATTAATATTGGATCGTTGGCATCCACCAGAGTATCAGACGTTGTGGCAACTGTCCCTATAGCATAATGAAATGATTTTGTAGAGACTATTCGAACCAAAGCACCATATGAATAAGCGTCAGCATTGCTAACCACATCTGGGATAACACTGACAGATTGAGAAGATATTGTGTGAAAGGCTTCTGCCATAATTTTTCTTTCTTAGCTAACAAATACTGGTGTGCACACTAATTTGAATGTATCAGTTCTTGTGCCGGAGGTGTTGTAGATATAAAAATCAGATATACCCGTTTGTCTTATAAATGGTCTGTCAATTATAGCACGAGAAAACAGTCGAGTAAACTGTCCCCCTTGTACAGTATGCTGATGGTGATGATAATATGCGTTGCCGTACCCTTCGCCGCTTATCGTTGCATTTATCATGCTATTTTTTGTTGTATTGGTAAAACTTCCCCAAGTCGATCCATTATAAGTCGTGAGTAATCCGCCTCTTGTGGCAAAATCTCCCAGACCTATTCCCACAACATAACAAGTCGTCCCATTTACTGGCGAAGGCACATCTGCGCTGTCGCTGAAAGCATAATCAACAGTATGTGAAACTGTGCTGGTTGCATCAGTGCTCACAACTTTTACATCCCATTCCCAGTCCCTATAGCCATTTACTTGCGGCTTCATGAGCTGAATGTATCTACCTATGGTCGTGTTGTATGTTGCTTCAACAGTCAACGGTCTCTTGTTTAAAGAGTCCATTCGTTCAACAATAATTTGTCCAATATTCACAGTACCTGTGCATTGAATTAAAGACAAAGCTATAGAGGCGTGGTGCCCATTACCGGTATACATTATCATTTCATGTATAGCATAATCTCCACCCGTTGACTCATAAGGTAAATTGTATGCCAGATCACCTTGTAAAAGACGATACGAATTTATGTACGAACTAGCCGTCCCATCTGTATTCCCAGTTTGCGTGATCAGTCCTACTTCCAGCCCATGATTCCTATTTCCAGGGCCTCCGTTGAGCACCATCTCCGTTCCAATTTTGTAGCGAATTTTTACTCTGTATCTTGTGAACGGATTGACAATGAACGTCTCTGTCTGATATCGAGTTAAATTCACACTGCTTCTATATGCCGTGGCAGTCATTAGAATAGAGTGTGCTGATTCATTTAAAGTTTCGCCATCGTCAAACTCACAAGTATCACCAGACGCAGCAACAAATGCTCCATTGTTAACATTTGTGAACGCAGAATCATAAATAAGATTTGCCGCGCCAATCGCCGACCATGGCACTAATTGTACGCCACTTTCTACGCACACCCGGCACAGTTCTTCAAGATGGGCTGCATGAATATACGGTATTCCCTCGGCATCACCTTCGGCAGCTGTCTGTGGAGTGTAATGTGCATAGATAATTGCTGTTTTCTTATGTGATCCACACCCTCGAACAAAAGCTAGGAGTCTTTGAAAGGCCGCATCATTATTGCTTGGGTCTGCCGGTATCGCAGACCAGTGTTGTGTAAACTCACTTTCCTGATCGGTTATGTACAAATGATTTCCGCTGACTCCAATATCCCCATTGATTGATCTCACCTTATCATACAATGAATAGTATGCGTTATCACTATCTGTGTTTCTCGCACCTCCACGGTAGACAGCACCATTAATTTTGTAATTAGAATATTTCGGGTACGTCAGAGTTCCGGCAACAAAATCATTCCCATTCCAAACCAATTCACCAGTCAGGAGCTGGACTATTTGTAGATTTTCGGCTGCTGCATCAGCTGCCATTACGTCTTCATCAGCCGATAGATTTAAATTTGGATGATTGCATATTTCCCAACCATAATCTTCTATCAGACTGCGCATAGCATCTGCTGTCACCCACGGTCGCCCAGCACCATCTTCGTTGTCCACATCTTCTACTTCAAGAGACAGTGATGCAGAGAAGCCATGCTTTGCTAAAATTGGCGCAGCTATCTCCCAATTATTGTAATATCCATCATCAAATATCAATACCATCTGAGTTGGTACCAGGCGCGTGGCTGCAATAACTTGTTCTATAGCACTGGTGTCAGTTACAGCGATTTCAGAAGAGCTGCGGTCGCCCGGATACTTATTGATGGAAGACACATTGATGGTACCAGCTGATTGCCCAGCAGCAAGGATCAAGCTTACCGGTACCCCTTTAGATGGCGCAACCTCCACAGAGCCTCCAGCATTCACCAAAGTGGAAGAGATCGTCGCGTCTGATCCATCGATTGTAAAGTGAAATGCTTTTGGTGACGTTAACCGGACCATGGTCGCGAAAGTATAAGCCACCGCTTTGTCTTCCACCATAGGTGTTAGATCAACGGTCTGCGTAGATGTGACGTAGAATGATTCAGATAACATCGCCGGTCCTTAATCCAAAAAGGCCGGAACTAATGTCCGGCCTGTTTAATTTGTGGTAGCCGTTACAGCTTACTTTTTGTCTTTGCCTTTACCAGTATTTGCAACTGGAATTTGGGCTTCGGCTTTTTTAACAACCTTCTCTGTTTGTGCAACAGCAGGCGCTTCACTTGGTTTTGATCCAGCAGCTTTTTTGATTTCAACTACATCAGGAGAAAGACCTTCGTTTTCTGTAGCTTCGTCCTCTGCAACTTTCGCAGCATCTGCAGCTTCGTCAGCAGGAGCCTTTGCAGCTTCCTTTGCAGCTTCCTTTGCAGCTTTAACTACATCGTCGGTTGCTGGTTTGAAAATAGGTTGTACCGGAGAATTTGAGGATGTTTTCCAGCCTAGAAGCTGTACAGCATCAAAAGCATTTGGAACACTCATTGCGTGAACTTTGCCTTTAAGGTCGGTTACGTTGAGGGTGATTTCATCTTTAGCAGTTGGCATATTGAATCCAATCGTGTGTGTCGAGTATTATCGAGTTGAAGAAACGAACAGGCCGGGAGATAAGTCCCGACCTATTATGTTAGAGAAGCTTATGCAGCGCCTGTGATAGGAGCCATGTATGCCCAGAAACCAGCAGCGGATGTGCCATCAGCTTTAGTTGATTTAACGCGGATTGCCGTAGCAGCACCGAGTTGTTCACGAGTTAGCGTATATGTGAATGCGCCAACAGCAGTAACCACTTTTGTTACCTGTGCAACGGTGTCATCAAAAGCACCAGTGACTGATGTCTCGATTGTGAGTGTTGCGCCAGAGTCAACAATTGCGTCAATAGCACCGAAAACTGTGAAGTCCAGAGCTACAGCGTTTTCGCTGTTATTCCAATATGCAGAAAGCAGATCGAAAGAGATTACAGCAGAAGTAACATCGTTGTTAGCTGCTGGGGGAGTTGTGCCAGTGGCAAGAAACACTGTTTCGGCGTCAATTGAGTGGCGGACAGATGATGCAGTCATAATTTTATCCTTAAAGTTGCATTCTTTTGTTGTGCGTAGGACTTATTGAACGTGGGGTTTTTACACCCCACTAATCAATTAAGTTGTAACCACTGCGTTAGTGATACCCCAGACGCGAGCAGCTGCGCGACCGTGCATGATTGCCATGCTTACCAGCCATTCAACGCGAGTACGCATTACCGGAGCTGACTGTAACTGACCAAGGTCCTCAACTTCCATGACACCGTTTTGGATGCCTTGAACTTTGTTGGTACCGAGGGCGATAACATATAGAGATGTTGATGTAGACCCACCGGCAGGACCAACTTCATTAAAGTCGATGATTTTTGTACCAGTGTCGTCGTAATCAACGTCGAGGAAAGGGATGCCGTTGTAGAAGTAAACACGGTCACCGAATTCGTTTTTCTCCCAAGTGATGTCCCCACCAACGTTTGCGCGAGCAGCAGCTGAGAGTTTACGGAACATATCTTTTGAACCAACGATGTGCGTTGCGCCATCAACTTCGTCGATAGCTTTATCGATAGCTTCAAGAGAGAGTGGAGAGTTGGCAGAAGGTGCGCCAAGGTTCGCAGGGATTAACTGGTTACCAGTGATGCGGACACGCAGACCATCAAATTCACGAGGCTCAAGAGCCGAGTTACCATTGATCAGTTTGCCAGTTATGTGCAGGGCCATTGATTTGATTTTCATTGCTTCCTGAGAAGAACGAATTTGCTCACCACGAGTTTTGATAAGCGCGCGATCAACGTCGAGATCACCACCCGCAATACGTAGGACTTCTACGTCTGGGTTGATAATGCCAGTTGATTCTGTGTATGATTCGTTGAAACCACGGAAAGCAACACCAGGAAGGGTACCTTCAACGTTGTACGAAAGAGACGAACCAGGAATGTCTTCGAACGGCATAGCAGCCAGAAGAGATGAGCTTGCTGCGAACATTTCGATTACAGCAGAGCGTTTGATGTCGCCTGAATTTTGTTTTGCAGCTTCCATTAGGGTAAGTGGCATAATATATCCTTACTTGAGGTTTGTTAATTTTCCTTACCCCCGGCAAGAATGATACGGTTTTTACGCCGCGCTTAGTTTGTTTGCATAATCCAACCGCACATGTGCTGGTTGTTTATTGAATTCTTCTTCGCTCATACCTTTAGGGTATTTGCTTTTGCCATCTGAACCCTCTGCATCGCCACCTGTGTTAGGTGCGAAAAAGTGTGGTGCAGTTTTCTGCAGTCCCTGAACAAATTCAGCGCCGGACATTGGTGATACACCATCAGTTCCATAAATCACTGTTGTTCCATCGGCTTTCATAGGAACTACTTCGTCTTCGGCATTCACTCTGTAAACAGCGCGTGCGCGCGTCAGAATGTCTGGTAGTGCTTGGACGTTCACGCCGGACTCTGGGTCAAGCACTGCGTCAGAAATATATTTGTCAACGATAGTAGTGTTGAATTTTTCAGTGCTGGCAGCCAGCGCCTGAGTCAATGCAACATTCTTGTCCGTAACTTCTGTCAGTTGAGCAGTGTGCTCTTCTGTCATTTGTGCAACACGAGAAACCAGACCAGCTTCAATAGCCGCTTCGATGTCTTTTGGTGCTTTCAACTTACCATTTTCGACATCTTGGGCTACTATGCGTAGGGCATCGAGATCGGTGGCAAATTGATCAGCATCTTCACCAACGATTTTCTTGTATCCTTCAATCACCAGTTTCAGAGCATCGCGATCTTTTGCAATCGCAGTATTGTTATCTCTGAACTCAGTCAGTTTTTCGTTGGAAACAACGTTGATAGTGAATTTTCCATCATCGGTTTTTTTGATGATGTCTTCAAATCCCGCAGGGATTTGAGCTTCGTCGGCAAATGTAATTACGGGCATACTTTTCTCCCAGAAAAGTTAGTTATCGTTCGGGTTAATGAAGGCATTGTCCCACAGCGTTAACCATAAATCAAGATTTATTTTCAAACGGCTCAAACATTTTTCTTAGAACGCAAAAACCCCGCGCTGGTAAATACCAGGCGGGGTACATCGGATTGGTAGAAGATAATGGATTCGAACCACTGACGCGCCGAGCTTCAATCGACCGCTCTACACACTGAGCTAATCTTCCATATTGGTCAAGGTGGCTGGATTCGAACCAGCGGCCCCCGGAGTCCAAGTCCGGTACTCTACCTGCTGAGCTACACCAAGTTATTCATTTCTGAGTTATAGCAAAATTCGCTATACCTCATAAGTATTTGCTATATCTGGTCCTAGCATAATGAGTCGAACATTAATCTCCGAGGCCACAACTCAGCGTCTTTACCATTGGACCATGCTAGGATATTTGGATCACCCTCTAGGATTCGAACCTAGATTCTAAGGGTCAAAACCTTTTGTCCTCCCATTAGACGAAGGGTGAATATATTGGTGCCAGTAACAGGAATCGAACCCATGGCATCCGACTTACAAGATCGGCGCTCTACCTACTGAGCTATACTGGCGTTGTTAATTGGTGGGTCGCCAAGGAATCGAACCTTCTCGTCAACCACCTGTGTGTTTCATAGACAGCGGGATTACAATCCGCTCACAGGGAGGCGACCCTGTGTATAATAGCTTTCGTCTAGTAATCGTTTTTCGAGTTTTTTGTTCTCAGTAATCATTTTTCGATCCTTGTAATCACTTTTCGCCGTTTGGTGTCTGAGTGATCTGTTTTCATGGACTGGTACCTGCACTCAGAGTCGAACTGAGAAATTTAGGATTTTAAGTCCCTTGACTTTACCGTTTGCCCATGCAGGCATGTTGATTGGTGTCCCACCTCGGACTCGAACCGAGAAAACTCTTGAGCCTAAATCAAGCGACTTTACCAATTTGCCCAGCAGGACTTGATTGAATTTTATGCGCTAACCCGTATAATTCAGTTTTATACGGGTTAGCGCATATGATTGGTACCCAGTAGAGGAATTGAACCTCTGACGCGGGGTATGTAAAACCCCCGTTCTCCCACTGAACTAACCGGGCATGTGTTGGAGCTTACGGTAGAAGTCGAATCTACGGCCTTCCCATTCGTAGCGGGACGCTCTTCCAGCTGAGCTACGCAAGCATATTTGTTTGGCCTTCCCGGTAGGACTCGAACCCACGACACGCGGGGTAGAAGCCCACTGCTCTTCCAGCTGAGCTACGGAAAGATGAATTGGAGCGGGTAGAGAATTTCGAAATCTCGCACGCGGGGTGGAAGCCCACTGCTCTGCCTCTGAGCTATACCTGCATAAATTTTGGCGGTCTATGGGAGAGTTGAACTCCCGACTTCGCACTGACAATGCGCTGATTTACCACTAAACTAATAGACCTAAATGTGGTCCTTATATATGATGTATTAAGGAAAATTGTGAGGGAGGGCTGGTTGCCCATATCGGATTTGAACCGATGCCGCTAGGGTGAAAACCTAGAATTCTAACCAGACTAAACTAATGGGCCACTATTAGTGGCGTGTCTCGTTTTGTCCGACCAGATCGACCGTGAGATAATCTCGTAACGGTCGTTGGTATCTACCGACAACCCGCACAGGTGTACCCACGGTCAAGCCGTGTTGTAGTCCTGTAAATCGCTGGTTGTTTCTAGTAGACATAATCGTATCCATTAAGTTGAATAATTTCATTAAAGGGATACTCTCATATCAGATCGGAAGAGCACACGTCTGAACTCCAGTCACATCACGATCTCGTATGCCGTCTT